ACCTGAATAGTATTTATGCGGAACGTTTTGGGGCATCACGTCAGGATATAGCGGATATTACGGCCAAACAAAGGCAATTTTTGGATGTGGCGTTACGCCGGGCTAAAGATGATGCGGCACATGAAATTGATACGGCTATAAATGAATTTCAGGAAGTGCGTGGTGTTGGGGAAAGAAGCCGTTAGAAAACTTTTTTAATTTTGTGTTGTTTATTTAATTTTGTTTTGTAAGTTTGCGTAACGAAATTAATTAAATAAAATAAATTACGGAACAATAAAGCAATAGAAATTATGGGAACTACTAAAAAACAAACATCAGGTGCAACTTTAGCTACATCAGTTTTGCCTTTCATGACATCTAAACATACGTGTAGTAAAAAAGAGTGTATAAGCATGATACAAAAGCCTGTAGATATGTATTTATCTCAAAAAGATTATGCTATAAAATTGGCAATAGAGTTTATAAAAAATGGAAAAACTACATGTCAAGGTTTAACATACAGTCAAGGCATTAATCCCGATTCATTTATAAATCTACTTAACACTTTTTTGGAAGATTAAACTAACCACGGGCGGTTAACGCCGCCCTTTAAAAAAAATAGTAATGGCAACAACGATATTAATATACCGACAGGAGAGAAGTCTTTTTTTAAAAGGGCAATTTAAGCCTTTCGTTAATAAGTACTTTAAAGATGTTCTTTTTTTAGGCTTTGAGTGCGGTAGATATGGCGCTCATTTACAAGTTTCTAACTGGGATGAAATTAAAGACACATTACCCAAATCATATAAACCTTTAGAAGTAAAACCATGTTAGACAAAATAATTATAACATTCAGAGATAATAAAAATGCTCATATAATTTCTGAAACGCAAGTTAGCCAATATTGGCACGACCTAAAAGGAATAACCACGAGTGAAAAATTAGAAATAGCTATACCTATAGGTATTTTCTTAGAGAATAAAAATGATGCTGTATTTCAAAGAAAATTTGTCGATGTAATAAGGTTAAGAACTTCGCCTTTTAGCATTCTTGGTTACTTGTGTTATCCTATCAATGGCTTCGATAACACGCTTGATGAAAATTTATTGAGTGATGTATTAGCCTTAAAGTATTAACCCAATCAGGCGAAAGCCTTTAAACAGAAAAAACAAAAACTAAAATAAAAATGGCAAACGAAAGAAATGCGGGGCGAAAGCCAAAGTACATAGGTGAAACGGTAACGATGCCAGCGAGGCGAGTTCCTAAGGATGCGCTACAAAAGTGTATCGAGGCGGTAGAGGCGGTTATTAAGCCTTTTACTGTGGGTTATGTGCCGGAGGAAAAAGAAGCGGTTACAGATGCTTCGAGTGATTGCGGTTGTTATCTTGAAAAAGGTATTATGAAGCGAGGCAAAGAAAAACCGGCTTGTAAGTTGAAAAAGGAACAACATAATTTTTAAGGCAATGTCAGATGAAGATATATTAAGTATTTCAAGAACTGCCATCTTTAGTTTCAGTGATGTTATGTACGTAAAAAACTGCTTACCTAAAGATAATATAAATGAGAAATCAATTCGAGAAACTTTAAAGATTATATCGTTGGTTGGTTGGGGAATATTAAGTCATTTTTAATTATGCTAAATGAACTATTCAAAAAAGCCTATGCCCCGATACATGAAAAAATATTTAGCTATCGTTCTACAAGGTTAGAACCGAGCGAGTGGGCAGAGAAAAATGTTTACCTGATGGGGGAAAGCCGTAAGACTGGATTTTTTGAGTACAACTTTACGCCTTACACACGGGAGATTATAGACAACTTAAGCCCAACCTCCCCCGTCGAAATGTCTGCAATTATGAAATGCTCGCAATCGGGGTATACACAGGGCGTTGTAATAAACATCATGGCTTGGATTATATCCGTTAACCCCGCAGCGGTAATGTTCTTATCAGGTACACGTGAACTTGTACAGGCCACCATAACAAAAAGGCTCGACCCTGTTATTCACAACTCAGGGTTATCTCATTTGCTAAGGCCAAACATAAAAAAGAATCGTAACAATAAATCAGGGGATACGGATTTCAACAAAGAGTTTGCCGGTGGTAGTATCGTATGTGGTACATACGCTGCATCTAACCTACGTTTTCACTCAGCAAGCCATATTATAGCCGATGAGTTTGATGCAGCCCCACGAAGCGATAAAAAAGAGGGTTCGACACGTTCACTTTTGGAGGGTAGGACAAAAACATTTGAGGGAATCAAAAAGCTGGTGTTTATTTCTACGCCAACGGTTAAAGGGCAATCAAACATTGAGGACGTTTATTTAGATGGCGACCAGCGGCATTGGAATTGGGAATGTCCACACTGTGAAACGTACATACCTATTTTGTGGAGCGTTAAACGTGACGATGAAACTTTTGGCGGCATCAAATATGAACTTGACGACGACAAAGAATTGATAAGGTCAAGTGTGCATTATGAGTGCCAAAACTGCCGGGGTAAAATTGACTTCAAAGACAAGTACAATTTAAATCTTAAAGGCAAATGGGTTCCGACTGCAAAGCCAAAAAACGAAAACTTCAGGAGCTATAAATTAAACTCCCTTGTTTTGCCGCCTGGTTCTATTACGTGGGTAAAGCTGGTTGAAAAATGGTTAGATGCTAACCAGCCTAACCAGCCAGTAAACATGGATTTGCTGAAGTCGTTTAAAAATACTGAATTGGGGGAAACGTGGGAGGACTTAGGGACTACCCCACGCTCAAATGAGTTAATGATGAACATTCGTAGCAGCTACAATGTTGGTGATATTCCGGATGTTCTTTGCAAGCATGATGAAAACGGGCGTATTGTATTGCTTACGTTGGCCTGTGACTTAGGTGGTGTAATGGAAAAAGACAATGAGGATGTACGTTTAGACTGGGAATTGGTGGCACATACTACATCGGGGGTTACATATCGCATAAACCACGGCAGTATTGGTACATTTAAACGCTCACACAAGCAAAATAAAGCCGATAAGGCAAAGAACTCCGACAGAGATAAGTATACGTATACCCACGGCATGAAAAACAGCGTATGGCCTTATTTAACGGACATTATTAAAAAAGATTATATAGGGCAAAGCGGCGACGTTTACAATGTAGATATTACGGTAATTGACACCGCGTTTTTCACCAAATTAGCATATAACTACATTGATAACTTTACAAGTGATATTGTTGTAGGTATTCGTGGTTATGCTGAGGAAGAATACAGGAAGCTAAACAGGGATACGCCAATAATTAAAAGGTCTGCGGAGTTGTTAGGTAAGTTGTACATATTGCAGGTAAACCAGCTTAAGGATATTTTGGCGCAAAACATGAAATTGCAAAGCGGCATGGATGGATTTCAACCCAGCGGTTTTATGAATTTCCCTCAACCTGAAGGCGGTTTGTTTAACTACAATAATTACTTTATTCATTATGAGGGTGAGCATAGGATAGAGCAAATAAGTACTGCAGGTGTGGCGACCGGATTCATGTGGAAAAAGAAAAACAGCCACGTAGAAAACCATTACTTTGATACCGCTGTTTACACATTGGCAGCACGTGAAATTTACATTGATATATTGAGGCGTTCCCATAGCCAAAACAGAAACTTAACATGGGAGTTATTTTGTGACTTAATACCTAAAGATTAAAACTTATGAGAAACATTTTATTAAGAGTTATTATTTTTATAATAATAGTTTCGGCTTTATTTGCGTTCAATTTATTTGTGTTTAGGAGTGACTACCCTCAAGCATGGTGGGTTTCATTAACCGCAAGCATTATTTCGCTTATATTTTTCCCTTATCAAACATTTTTTAACATTAAAAACAAAAAGTAAACATGAAAAAATTAATCATTTTAGCATTAGCTATTGTATCTCTTGCATCTTGTAACCGCCCTGAGCCAAACTATGAGGGGGTGCTAATGACCGACTACGGGCGTAACGGTATTGAAAGTTTTAAAACAGTTACCGGCGCACAGGGCATTTTGGGGCCAGGGTCTGAGCTTTATCAGGTACCAATGTATGAACAAAAAGCGGATTGCGATGCCGTAAAAGTTACCGCAGGTGATGCTGGTAAGTTTTCGGTTGACCCGAGTTATACGTACAGTGCTACACGTGGGCAAGCTCCTAAAATTGTTCTTAACTATAAGCACTTAGGCACGGGCGGCGAGTTCTTGGATAATATTGAGAACAACACCCTTAATAAGCTTGTTACAGACTGTTTCAGGGAACAGGCACGTAACTACACCACCGATAGCCTAATGAATAACTTAGGCGCATTTGAGAAGTCGGTAGAAGATACACTAACGGTTAAGTTTTCTAAAAAAGGCTTTACCCTGAATACGCTTACATCAGGACTAACGCCCCCTGAAAGCATGAGTAAGGCTATTGAAGCACGTAACAACGCCATACAGCAGGCTAATCAGGTTAAAAACCAATTAGAAACGTCTAAGATGCTTCAGGAAAAAGCCCGCATTGATGCTGAAACAAACCGCATACAATCAAACGGACTTACTAAAGAGGTGTTGCAAGAAAAATGGATTGATGCTATTAAGAATTCAAAAAACAGAATTATAATCACTGATGGTAAAACACCTGTAATACTGAATTAAATGAAGTAGCCAGTAAAACCCGATGCGGTAGTTGATGTTAGTTTTATAAATACAAAAATTGGTTTTGTTCTCTTTTGAGAAATGGATAACATCATTTGGTAGGGATACCCGCCGCACAAAACAGCATATTGAATAAAAGTAAGTATGCTGAAAAGAAAAAGCGTCGAAAGCTTGCAAATTACCCTAAGCGAATAATAGTAGCTTAGGGTAATTTTTTTTGTTTAAATTTGTTGAGAATAAAAACAACTATATGTTAGACAACAATATATATACCGTAAGTCAGTGTATTGAATCTAAAAGTACAATACAGGGTAAGATAGATATTATTAACCAGTTAATAGCCGCTTTAACATTAAAGACTTTGGATGCAGTTGATGGTGCTATTTATGACGAGTACCAGCTTAATGATGGGCAAATGACCATTAGAGCAAAATACAGGAGCGTGGAGGATGTGGCCAAAGGTATATTACAATTAACTAAAATTAAAAATATGTACTTAGCCGACCGAGATGGGCGCAGCGTTGTTTTGAGAAGCGGCAATATAATACCCTTTCGTGGGTGCTAAATAAAATATATGGGAGTATTTGACTTTTTTAAAAAGGGTGCTGATTCAGAAACAAAAATTGAGGAACCCAAAAGCGAAGTTATTACAGGTAATGGCGGGGTTTTTTATGGGGGCGGTTATCAGCCTATAGTTAGCAAAGTTTGGGACGGTGAAAAAACAGGCGGTGAGTTGGGGGCAGTTGTGAAAAACGTTCCCGACTTTTATCGTTTAAGGCTACGGGCTTTAGACGCCTACACTAAAACGGATATTGTAAAGATTATCGTTGACCGTAAATTGCAATGGATAATAGGCACGGGTTTAAAGTTTGAGGCAGAGCCAAACAAAACAATTTTAGAAATGGAGGGTATAATATTACCTGATGATTTCTACAAAATAACAGAGGCCAGGTTTAAAACGTTTTTCGGTAGCGTTCATTGTGATTTTTCAAAACAACAAGGATTAACGGGTTTAGCATGGGACTGTAAACAAGGTACATATTTAGGCGGTGATACGCTTGTTGTAGTGCGTATAGAAAACGGATACCCAACGATACAGTTAATATCAGGAGAGTTTGTTAGAACTCCTATAAACAACCTTACGTCAATACTTGACAACGGAAACTATATTGAGTGCGGGGTAGAATATAACGACCGTGGTGAACACGTTGCATATCACGTAAAAGTTTTAGATGCTAACGATAAAAGCAATTTGTTAGGCAAGTATGAAAGAATACCGGCCTATGGTGAAAAAACAGGGTTGCGTATGGCGTGGTTAGTGTACGGCGAAAAACTAAGTCAAGACCATAAAAGAGGTGTCCCCGAAATATCCCAAATTCTTGAAAAGGTAAATAAGTTAGACAGGTACACGGAAGCGGCGGTAAGCAAAGCGGAACAGGCCGCTAATTTAGTTTACTCCATAGAACACGATGCCCAGTATGGAACAGGTGAAAACCCGTTAGCAGATATGGTGGCAAAAAAGTTTACCAAAAAGTTAGACGATGGAACGGAAAAAGATGGTTTTGCCTTAGCTGATGGAATAGCCAACCGTGTAGCGCAAACAACGAGCGGCATCGCTTTGAACTTACCTCCAGGTGCAAAACTTCACGACTTCAATACGAATATAGAAACAAACTATGAGCAGTTTTTTGAAGCCAATTTTAAAAACGCATGCGCATCAATGGGCATACCGTATGAGGTAGCATTACAATCTTATAACTCAAACTATTCGGCATCACGGGCTGCAATAAATGGGTTTGGATATATCATTGATATTGATATTGACGATATAGCCACCCAGTTTTATAAGCCTATTTACCGTATTTTCCTGTATACCGAGATACTACGCAACAAAATAGAAGCGCCGGGGTATATTAAAGCGATAAACACCAACGACTTTATGGTGGTTGAGGCATATAGTAACTGCCGATTTGTAGGCCGTAAAATGCCGCACATAGACCCGCTTAAAGAGGTTAAGGCTGTAAGGGAGGCGTTAGGAGACAAACTTACCGGAACGCCGCCGCTAATAAGCTTAGAACAGGCCGCTGAAATGCTTAACTACGGTAACTGGCAGGAAAACTATGAGGAAAGTCAAGAAGAGCAAACTATTATTAATCAAAAAAATGTAAAAGATGCAACCATTGTTACAGTTGACAATAGCGGGACGGGCGTGGGAAGCCAAACGCAGGTATAGGGTTAAGCAGGTAGTTGTTTATTCAGGTTCTTACTGGGCAAATGCTACTGGGCGAAACTCTACACCATCAGATAGTAGTACAGATTGGGTTTATGTAGGATTGGTTGAGCCTGTAGGGGATGCATCTACTGAAAAAATGACGTTCTATACAGCCGATTCGGATAGCAGTACAGCAACAATACCCGCTTTAATTGGGGCAACATTATTATTCATGGTGCTTGGGAATGGTACGGCTTATACGGACTTAGAAACGATAGATGGGTATTCATTCAATCCTGTAACAGGCGAACTTACTATTACGGATTTTTTTATTGATGGAAACAAATACATAATTTATTATACAATATGAGAAAATTAATTTTATTGTTATTTTTTGGCGCATCTGTTTTTGCGCAGACTACACCGCCTACGCCAATTACGGCAGGAACTGCCAGCGAGATAAGACAATTTTTAGGAGGGGTTAACGTAATTAAGCGCTTTAAGCTTCCTAATGCCACTTCCGATGCGTGGACACCTGAAAGCGGGTGTTTAAGGTATAACCCCTCATTAGGTAAGCTACAGGCTTATAACGGTAGTGCTTGGGAAACTTATTACCCTGGAGCAGGGGGCGCAACGCTACAATCTGCAATGACGGCGGGCAGCACAGCAACGGTATCAACACCCATATCAATAACGCATGGTGCAGCGGAAACTTATAGCAATGTTTCGTTAACAGATGGTTTTTGGAGTATATCGGCGGTTGATGCTGGCATTAGTGGTAACGGTACTATGATACAAAGCGATTTGCCTTTAACCATACCACCAGCTACCGAGCCGGAACACGCTGTAAGGCTTGACCAGTTGGAAGCGGCTACTACGGGTATAGATTTGCAGGGGGCTACGGATAACGGGGCTACGACTACGAACAGCATTACTACGGGCGGGTACTTTACAAACGACGGAACAGATACCCGGCTTATCGCAGATGAAGTTGGCGCTTTAAGAACGAACGTAAGTATGCAGTTTACAAATAGCGGGGCAGAAATAGGGCGGCACACCCTTACTTCTCCTGGCTCCGACACTATCTTATACACGTGGCAGCTTCCCGCTTCTGATGGCACCATAGCTCTACTATCTGACATTACAGGCGGCGCAACCAACCTATCTTCTACACCGTCCGCTACCGATTACACAATTAATAGCAGTACAGGCACAGGGGCGGTAATATCAGGAGCAACGACATCAAACGCGGGTGCGCTGATTGCTTCGGATAAGGTTAAAATAAACGCACTTACAACGCTTTCTTCTACAACACCAGGCACTAACGTTGCAACATTCCTAACAACGCCTACAAGCGCTAATTTATCTGCGGCACTTACAGACGAAACGGGAACAGGGGCGGCGGTTTTTGGCACGTCTCCTACATTTACTACAAGCATAACGACGCCGGTAGTAGCCACCGCCGCTACATCAGGTAGTACCGTAGGGACGTCTTCAATACCGTACGAGAACGTTTATACGCAAAACGTTTACCGTCCTACAGGGGCTATGATGATAGGCACACAAGCAAGTAGCTCACTGGGATTTGCTACAAACAGCGTATCGAGGTGGAGTATAGCCAGTGGTGGTGTGTTAGCGCCTGTTTTAAATAACACTTATACTTTCGGCACATCTTCGCTTAGGCCGTCAATAGGTTATTTTGTGGCGGGGGATTTTTCCAGTACCGTTGTGGCTTCTCCTGCTACCTTATCTACTGAATTAGCTACGTTGGGGCAGTTAACAAGCTATATGCATACGCTTAACACTACTACCACCGCCTTAAGTTCAGCAACACTTAATAGCACGTACCCAAATGTCACTATATTTCATACCGTGCACTGCCCTTTGATTGCTACAGGCGGGATAAACTACATTAAGCGTACCGAAGCAGGAAGCAGCGACGTTTGGGATATGGTAGTAACGGCGGTTGCGCCTTAATATAAAAACTATGAGAACAAAAATAATAAACTGCCTTAACGGGCTATGGGCGGCACTGCTAATCGTATTCGTATTTAAGGGTTCTGAAAGCATGCAGGGGGTTGAACAATGGCAATACACAGTTGGATGTAGCTTATTCGGTGTGTTAGCCGCATTGCCGCAATTTGGCTTTAACTGGCTACAATCAGGGCATACATGGGCTAACGATAAGCAGGAGATAATACGTGCGCTTATTTCGGGTGTGGTAGCTGCCTTTGTGCTTTCGTTTGTAGCAGTCGGCAGATGGATGTGGATTGCATCCATACTGATACTATTGTTTAATTTAGCCTTATGGAAATGGGGCGGTAAAATATTCGGTAAATGAAAACACTGCAAGACAACATTAAGCCAATTTTAGCGGCGTTCGTAAATATAATGGGCTTCGCTTACTACTTCGTTTGTTTGTTCTCCCACGTTAAGCCTGACCCGCAAATAATAATTGCGGTAGTCGGTACTATGTCAGTAGTTAACTCTTACTACTTTGGGGCAAGCACAGGCACGACAAAAAAAGATGAGGTTATTCAACAATTAACAGAAAATCAGAAATAAAATGGCAGCAGCAAAACACTTAGACATTACATCGGATGGCGATGTAACGCCAGCGCAAAAAAATGCTTTAATATCTATGGCAAATACGCCTACATTTTCAACAGTTAGTGTTTACCTTAATGGCTATTTTATAGGTGGCCGTCCTAATGACAGGGGATAATGGGAGAATTAAAAAGATACTTCATTTTATGGTTGGCTATGTGCTTAGGCGTATTAGCCGACCTTTTTTTTACCCAAAAGGGATTTTCTGAGAATAATGGATTATCCTTTAATGCCTACTACACAAGTTGGGCATTGGTTTATTTTTTAATACTTTTGTTTCTGTATCTTGTAATAAAAAATAAAATAGTTACTTTAAGCAGTGATTTTACCCCAATAGTTGCTTTGTGTTTATCGGTAAATAAACTATATGATGAAACATTAGGTAATCCTACAAAACTACAGTTAAATGAATTGTTCTTTACTATTGCTATCGTTAGCTTTGCTTTATACAGGCAAAGACGTATTAAGCGAATTACTAACCGGGCTAATGAAGTTGCTACCAATGATAGTAGCGGCATCAATAGCCGTAACACTTAGGCTAATCGTGGAAAGCAAAAAGAATAAAATAACACTTCTAAACGTCGTTTTGTCGTTTATATCTGCACTCGGCATAAGCTACCTGTTTTACCCCGTAATACTAGATAATGTAAAGCCCGCATGGGTAAGCCTATCGGTAGGCGTAGTTGTATGGACTGGCGACCAAATTGTAAGCTACATGATTTATAAATTTAAAGTTGGTCAGTTCCTTGCCTTTATGGCAGACTGGGCATTAATCAAACTAAAAGCAATATTCAAATGAGAATATTATATTACATGGTACAGGCGTGGATAGTTTCGCTGTCTTACCAAATTGTAGATGAACTAATAAAATATTATGCATAATGGCACAACTTAGCACACGAAGCCTGGATAAACTAATAGGCGTACACCCTGATATGGTTAGGCTAATAAAAGAGGCGATTAAAGAAACGCCTGTAGACTTTACGGTAGTGTATGGTTTACGTACTGCAGCCGAGCAAAACGCCATTTATAAAGCGAATCCTAAAGCAACTACTAAGGATGGGTATATAAAGAAGTCTAAGCACCAAATAGGGCACGCTGTAGATATTTACCCATACTATAATGGTAAAGTACAGACGGGTTCAGGAATTACGGGGAAACAGGCCGCTGAGCTTAATATGAAACAGCGGGAACTGGCAGACCATGTGGCATCGGTTGCCAAAGAGTTAGGCATTAAAATAATCAGGGGCATTGACTGGAAAAAACCGTATGACCCGCCACACTTTGAACTGGCATGATAAGAAAACTAATTGCCACCGTATACATGCAAATTGGGGTTACAATAATTGGACTTCCTGATTTGTTGAACTTTAATATCTACAAAAATATTTATCCTAAGAGTTGGATAAACGCTAAAAGCAAATACATACCATGAAGTATTTAATAGCCTTTTTTCTGATGTCGGCAATATGGTCATGCGACATACAGCGTGAAGTATCAAAAACAAAAGACAGCACCGATACACAGGAGGCCTTAGAGCGAACTACAACCCGCAAAGGGGACACTGTTGCATATAAGACGGTATTGCACGTTAAAGACACCACTGTATACACCGTAAACAGGCAGGGGACAACACTGAAAACCGTTTATGACAGTAACGGTAACATAAGCCAAACGGAATGCTTTGCATCAGCTATAAGCGATATTTTGAAGTATACAAAAGACATTCAGCAGGATAGCAGCACGAAAGAAAAAGTAGAACAGTATCGTTTTGACCCGACTATTATTTATGCCATTGGCGGGGTAATTGTTTTATTAGGTGGGCTTTTTTTGTTTTTCCTATACAGGTCAATAAATAAGCAATCTGCAATTATTAATACCATAGTTGAAAAACTTAAATAATATTTCGTACTATTGTAACTGTAAAAGGTATTTCATAAGTAATTATTTTGTTGATTTGGGTTAGAAAATTGAAGCGTTTCTTTAAAAAGGGACGCTTTTTTTTGTAATGTATTGAACAATAGAAAATAATTGTATATTTGCTATCAACAAAACACCTGTATGAAGATGTACAGCACCCTAAAATATTAATAAGGCACCTATCTGCATAAAGCGGTAGGTGCTTTTTTTGTTTTAACCTTAAACAGACAATAAATGAATTTCGCACTTGCAAAGGAAATATATGGTAATCCGTGGTTTGTCGATGCAGCATCTATAAACGGACTTTTAGGAATACAAAAAGCATTAAGCCGTGGCGTTATGCTGGAAGTTCCTGAAATTAAATACAATACGCCTTGCATACTTGAAGTGAACAGCGAAACACGAATTATAAGCCGTCCTTATGGCAACGAGTGGGTTCCTGGGCAACTTGATAATAACGACAAATTTGATGGTATTGGGCTTATAAATATAAATGGCGCTATTACTTTAAGCGGGGGAAACTCAACTGTAGGGATGGAGCAATTGAGCCAGTTAATGTATCAAATGGCTTCTGACGACCGTATTAAGGGTTTTATCATTCTTACTAATTCAGGGGGTGGCGCAAGCGGTGCGGTCGATACAATGAAAGATGCCATACGTGAAATAGATAAGACAAAGCCGGTTTACGGAGTTATAAAAAAAGGTGGAATGGCCGCTTCTGCTGCCTACGGTATTCTAACCCCAACCCGTAAGATATATTCAGAGCATAAAATGAATGTAGTTGGTAGTGCCGGAACAATGATTGAATTTGATGGACGTGCCGCCAATACAGTTGCAGAAGATGGAACAAAGCATATACGTATTTACGCCTCAAAGTCAACAATGAAGAACAAGGCTTTTGAAGAGGCTTTGAACAACGATAACTACGAACTTATAATAAATGAACTTCTTGACCCGATAAATGAGAACTTCTTAAATGGAATGTTAGAAGACAGGCCGCAACTTTTAGGAAGCAATTACGATAACGGCCATACGGTTTTTTCAAAGGATGCTATCGGTACTTTTATCGATGGCATCGCAAGTTTTAATGAGGTGGTTAACCTTTTGATTGATGAAATTAATTTTAAACCGAGCTTTAGCAGCTCACAAAATAGTGTAAAAATGAACAGAAATGAACTAAAAAGTACGCACCCTGAACTGTTTTCGGAAGTTCATTCAGAGGGTGTAACAGCCGAAAGGGAGCGTGTAGCTTCATGGATGGCATACCAGGAAGCAGATGCTAAGGCGGTTGCTGAGGGTATTTCGAGCGGGAAAGATATTTCGCCGTCTCAACGTGAGGGGTTAATGATTAAAATGATGTCATTTAACCAGCTTCAAGCCCTGCAAGGTGATAATGCACCGGCACTACAAACAGGCGCAGCCCCGGTTGTAGTAGGAAAAGAAAAAGAAACCAGCGCAGAAGCCGTAGCCGCTTTTGACTTTAACCTTAAATAAGAAATGGCAATATACGCAAAACAAAGAGGTGTCACCCGTAACCAAAGTACGGTTGACTACACTGTTGAAAACATATTCCTTTACGGTAACAGGTATGAGGAAGGTGTTTTTGTAAACAACATAGGCGAAACAATTGATGCTAAAAACGGTATACCTGTAGTAAGGAACGCAGGAACATTTGAAGTAGCATCAGTTGAGTTTGGCACGGCGCTTACTGCCGGGCAAACAATGATATTAGGCGGTCTTACATACACGTCTACAGGAGCAACTACAACCGCTCAGCTTGCAGCCGCATTTGCTAACCTTGCAGCCGGGGCAACTACAGGCGCAGGAACAGCTACGGGTGCATACTCAGGTACTCTTACAGGATGGTCTACAAGTGCTGTTTTAGATGACGCTTCTGATGACACTGTAGTGTTTACCGCTACTGCCGTAGGTAACGTTACAAACCTTGCAGCCACAGGCACAGGCACAGCGCCTACAATTACAACTACAGCCGGTACAGCCGGTACTGTAAACGGTTTTAGCCCAGCAACAGCGGCTACCATAGCCAACACGATAGGACTTCTTAAAATAGAAGGGATAAACGAAATGGCAAACGGCGCAACACTACCGGCAAACTATGCTTTAAGCGGGGATATTGATTCCACGTTGCTTATTTTGCCTGATGGACTTACTGTTAATTCAATTATTGGCAGCAAAGCAGTAAAAGATATATTAACCGGCATAGGCTTCGTTGTTAAAAACGTAACCGAGCTATCAAACTACGGAAACTAATCATGGCAATTAGCATTATTGAACACACCGGCTTAATGACTTCAAAAGTTGTTGGGGCATTTGATGAAACAATCACGGTAGCGGAAGGCTTTTCGCAATGGTTTCCCCGTGAGACTACACCGTCTTTTTACGTGGATATTCGTGTAAGGAGGGGTAGCCGTAAAGTAGCGGTAGACGTACAGCGTTTTACCGAGGGTAAGGCTACTAAAATGTCTAAAATGACAGAAAACAAGTACCTGCCACCATATTACGAACTCGAGTACTATTTTAACCGGGATGAAATTTACATGCGTTCTCTTGAAATGGGTACACTTAACTCAGCAATGGGTAACGCAATGATAGCCCAAAACGCTGTAGACAACCTACGTGAGCAGCGCAATATGATTGAGCGTTCTATACGCCTACAACAGTCTCAGGTTCTACAGACAGGCATCGTAACGCTTATAAACGGCGATAACATTGATTTCCGTCGTAAGGCCGCATCAATGGTAGACGTAACCACAGGCGGCAGTACTTACTGGAATAACGCTACAACCGCTACGCCGCTTGCCGATATAGCAAAGGGCGGTGTGTTTCTTAGGCAAACAGGCACGGCTACAGGCAACGTTATGAACCTTATCGGGCGTAGCACCGCTATTCAGGCGCTATTGGCTTCTGATGAGATAAAAGAGGGCGGTGATTACCGTTGGATTGAAAGGGTAAATATTGGATTCCCTGAATTTAATGATGCTACCGGCTTTACATTTAACGGGCAAATTGCTGCCGGGGATTTCAGGGTAAACCTATGGTCTTACGATGAGATTTACGAAGATGAGAACGAAGAAGACCAATATTATCTTGATGAGGGTAACGTTATTTTGCTTCCTGCTAACTTCCAGGGCAAAACAGTATTCGGCGCATTGCCGGGTATGAAAGATGCCACTATCGGCGGCGAGGGTACAAAAATACCTACGGCCGTTGAAGCTGAATTTTTGATAAGGGCTTTTTATGACGATAGAACGCTTTCAAGCGGTCTTAAAATGTCGTCTGCTCCTATCGTGCTTCCGACTACCGTTGACCGTATATACACCATGAAAGTATTTGCATAATGGAAAAGAAGTATAAAGTACAGGTAATAGCCCATCAACTTAAAAACAACGTCGTTGCTAAATTCGGCGACGTTGTTGATGAAGGGCAGTTGAACGGAAATGCTTTTGAACTCGTTAACCAGGGCTTTATAGTTCCTTTTGATGAAGAAGAAGCGGCAGACGTTGTTGATGAAGGGCAGGAAGAAGAAGAGGACGTTAAAGGTGTTATTTTGCCTAAGTCTAAAACTCAACGTAAAGAAAAGTAAGTTATGGGTGGAGCGATATTAGAATTAGCGAAAAGGGACGCAAAGCGTATCACTACAAGTTTAGGTTTTCAGGAAAGCATTGTTTTAATGACCCCTGATAAGTCTACCACACTTTCGCTTACTGGTTTGGCTTCAAAACATAACTTAGGTTTTGACCTTGACGGTAATCCTGTTAACTCAAAAACGGTACATATTACCATTGATGAAAACATTTTAGTTGAGGCTGGTTACCCTGTTAGGAATCTTAAGAATGAAGTACACCTATTAAGGCACTTTGTAGCTTATGCAGACAGCACAGGGGTTTCTAAAAACTATGTTGTAACCGAGAATATGCCTGATGAAACTTTAGGCTTAATAACCCTTATTTTGGGTGACTTTAAACCTTAAGAAATGGCGGTAGTGATAACAGAAATAATTCCACAACAAGGCTTCGAGATTGTATTAAACAAGCTCGGAGCCATATTGTTTGAGGAAATTACAAATCAGGTTACAATACAGTCTTTTACTGATGAGGTTGAAGTATACGTTGAAAGAATGTACCCTTACGACAAAAGCGAGGACGTTTTAATCAATGTATCGCTAAATTCAATTGACTTTCAGGGGCAAACACAGGGAGGTACACAAGGAAATGTTACATATTACGTAGATGTTTATTGCCGGGGTGAAGAAACAAACGCTTCTACAGGCAGTGAGGCAAGCAAAATGAAGATAAACAGGTATTTGGGAATTATAAGGTATATACTTTGTAGCACCAAATACAAACAATTAGGCTTTACATCACCGTTAGTTGGGCGTGTATCTGTAAATAACCTGCAACAAGACCCTAATTCAGGGCGTATGGATGCGGCCTACCTTAAATTTGGTAGGATAACCGTAAACGTAGCCGTAAATGAAGCTCAGGACTTGTGGGATGGCATACCTTTAATGGGTAATGACACTATGGTAAATCTTGAAAATACAAACAAAGGTTTCAAATTAACTTTTAATAACTAAAAAAACATGGCAACAATATCAACGGCTGTAGGCTTAGACCGTATTTCCCGTGTTAGTGGCTATAAACTTAAAAAAGGCAACTTTAATAATGATATAGTTTATCTGCCTCAGCTTATAGCCGTTTTCGGCGAGGCAAACACGGCTAATCAGTCAGGGCTAACGGCTGCAAAAAGGCAAGTGACAAGTAGGTCAGAAGGGGCTAATATTTGGGGTTACGGAAGCCCTATTGACCATCAATTACGATTACTATTTCCTGTTAGTGGTGATGGTGTAGGGGGTATACCGGTTATCGTTTTCCCGCAGGTAACCGATGGTGCAGCTACCGCAACTGTAAGGGCGTGGACTGTAACAGGAACGGCAACGGCTAACGCAACACATTACCTTGTTGTAAATGGGCGTACAAGCCTGGATTTTAAATCATATTCATTTGACGTTGTGGTGGGTGACACGCCTACACTTGTAGCGGCAAAAATGCGTGATGCTATGACTGCTGTATTAGGCGCACCAGCAACGGCGGCGGCGGCTGTAGCAGTAGCAACATTCACAACAAAGTGGAAAGGCGCTACAAGTGCTGAGTTTAACGTTACAATCGATACTGCTAACAATGCGGCAGGGTTAAGCTATTCGCAAACCACAAGCACAGACGGTGCGGGTACGGTAGACCTTGCAAACAGCTTTAGCCAATTTGGCGATGACTGGTATACGCTTGTTACAAACCCATACGGAACATCACAATTAGCCGCTTTCGAGCAGTTTAATGGTTATCCTGACCCTGACACGCCTACAGGAAGATGGTCAGGGCTTATTTTTAAGCCGTTTATGGCGTTTTTCGGCAGTAAACTAAGCACACGTACAGGGTTGGTAGCAATAACCGATGCAGCGGCACGTGTGGAGCAAGTGACAAACGTTCTTTGCCCTGCTCCAAACTCAGCAGGTTTTAGCTGGGAGGCAGCGGCAAACGTTATTGCATTATTCTCTGTTGTGGCTCAAAATAGCCCACACCGTGATGTAAATGGGAAGTCTTATCCTGATATGCCAGTGCCAAGCAGCGGCAATATTGGGGATATGGCGAATTATAACGACCGTGATGCGCTTGTAAAAGACGGGTGTTCTACTGTTATACTGGATGCCGGTGTTTACAAGATACAGGATTTAGTAACCACTTACCACCCTGATGGAGAAGTGCCGTTGCAATATTCTTATGCGCGTAACCTTAACCTTGACTGGAATGTAAAAGACTACTATTCTACAAGCGAAAGGATATTCCTTAAGGACAGGACATTGGTGCAGGACAACCAAACCGTATCCGTATCCGGTGCTATTAAGCCCCGTGAATGGAAAGGTATTGTTAACGGCATATTTGATGAACTTGCTGAAAGTGCGTTAATCAACGACCCTCAATTCTCGAAAGACAGTTTACAGGTGCAAATAAGCACTACTAACCCTAACAGGTTTGAAACTTTCTTCAGGTATAAGAGGACAGGTATTGCCCGTATAGAAAGCACCGATGTAGAAGCCGGATTTTAACTAAAAAACAAAACAGATTATGGCAAATTTTTCTTTTGGTGATGTTGATGAAATCGTATGTCAGCACACATTAGGAGACTTCAGGTTCTTTCCTAAGTCAAATGAAAGTGCTACTATTGATATGGGGGGTGTTCGTGCCAATGACGATGCAAACCAGGTAACGACAAATGGGCAATTGATGAGCCAGTTAAACCGTGTTAGAGGCAGCTTTGAATGCCCTGTAGCAATAGACACGGATGGGCAATCATTAATTGATGCCGCCAAACTATCCGCACACCCCGATTTAGGTAATTGGACATTCTCACTACTTAACGGCAAAATACTTAAAGGCAAAGGCCGTCCGGTAGGGGACATACAGGAGGATAGCAACGCCGGTACTTTTACCCTTAAAGTGGCGTGTGAAAACCTTGAAAAAATATAACTAAACCATGCCAGCACTTACTACAATGTCGCAAGACCCTGAAAGATTTGGTATGAATGATTTCATAGATGAATTGGTGGGTATTTCAGAAAAAAGGAATGTTTCTCCAATACACTTTGAGAATGTTAAAAAGGCTATTGAAGCGTTTAACTCAGTAGGGGTTGAGATTGATATATCAATACGTCTTGAAACCCCATATTAAGTATAATTTTTAAAATCCATCGCAATGGGAACAAAACAAGTAGAAAAAAAAAACGTAATGACTGAAGAACTCGCCATTACAGAGATTTACGACTTTCTGAAGTTGTATATCAGGAAACCGTGTGAGATTGATAAAGTGCCGGATGAATACCCTAACATTTTAATGTCGGTTATGGATGGTACTTTGGTGTTTAAGGACGGTGTTCCTGAATACACATTGATACACCCTATACCTGAAAAAACGGTAATACAGTTTAAAACACGTATCGACCCCGTTACGAAAAACGGGCTTTTAAAAGGTATCGATGTTAAAAACAATATCGCACGTTATAAGCTTGTATTGGTGGCGCACGTAGCAGGATTTGCTACCGTGGCAGAACTAAAAGACCTGCATAAGTTCGACTACGAAGTGATAGAAGAGCTTACTACCGTTTTTTCTTAGGGTGGTGTATTGTCGGGTTGGACAACGTTATAAAGAGCGTTATAAACAACTACCAATGGCCACCGAGTGAGATTAACAAAATGTTTTGTGATGACTTTGACCACATGGGGCTAATGTATTGGTACAATGAAGTTGAAGAAATCAACAAAAAAATGAAATCTAAGAACAAATAATTAAAAGCCTCTATAGTTTAAATAATTGTAGGGGCTTTAATTTTAAAGAAAAGTATATGGCTACAATGAGAGTTCCTACTGAATTTACGGCAGTAGATAAGTTCACGGCGGTAGTTCAGCGAATGGCTTCAAGTGTTGATAAATTCGGTAAAACAACAAATGCAGCTTTGAGCCGGGTTAATAAAAAGTTTGACAGTATGTTAGGTTTAACAAGTGCTGTAAAATCAGCTTTAGCCGGAATAAGTGTTGCGTTGTTACTAACTACAGCAATAAATAGCGTAAAAGATTATGAGGTAGCTTTACATAGCCTGGAGGCGGTTACGGGTCAGGCAAGTTCTAAATTTACGGAGCAAATTGAGCAATTAGCAAAGCACAACAAAAAGAGTGCTATCGATGTTGCGGGGAGTTTTGAGGTAATAGGCTCGGCGATGTCTCAATATTTGGATAACCCCGAGGCTTTGGCTAAAATTACACAGGCCGGTATAACGCTTGCAAAGGCATCAAGGCAAGAACTAACACCTACCCTGCAAAACCTTACGTCGGTAATGAACCAGTTTAAATTAGGGGCAGAAGATGCCGACAGGGTAATAAACCAGCTTACGGCGGGGGAGATTGTGGGCAGCGTTTCTACTGCAAAAATAGCCGAGGGGTTGCAGGAGTTTGGTGCAAATGCTTATGGCGCCAATGTGAAATTAAGTGAATCGGTTGCTTTACTCGAGACTTTAGGCAAGCAAATGGATCACTCTAAAATAGCAGTAGGCGCACGTAATATATTAGGCGTTTTGAGTAGCGCAAAGGGTTTGCCAAAAGAGGCAATCGAATCGTTAAGGAAGCACGGCGTAAACACTACGCTTTTGATGGATAAAAACAAGTCATTAGGCGAACGTTTAACCGAGTTAAGCAAAATACAAAATGATGCCGTTGCGGTAACAAAAGTATTTGGAAAAGAAAATATGACTGCTGCTAATGTAATATTTCAAAACATTGGCACTTATAGTAAGTGGGAAGAAGAAATCAGAAAAACAAACAAAGCACAGGAGCAAGCCCGTGTCAACTCAGACACTTTGTCTACTAAAATTGATGAGCTAAAAGCCAGTTTTATAAATATAATAGTTTCAAGTGATGATTCTAATTTAGCTTTAGGGCGTGTAAAAGACACTTTGTCTCTATTAGCCGACAACATGGACACAGTTGTTGAAGTAGGGGCGGGTGTTCTATTGTTTTACGGTTCTTTAAAAGCTGCTGCTTTGATTACGTCGGTATGGACGTTCTTAAGCGCTGTTGCTATGGGTGTTATGGGCGCTGCATCGGGGGTTGCGTCTGTTGGAATAGGCTCCAGCAGCGTTGCTATGGCTTCATATAATATCACAGCGGCTATAATGACAGGGGTGACATGGTTAATGAACACCGCCTTATGGTCAACAGCAGCGGCTGTATTAGCGGCGACTTGGCCTATTCTTGCCATAATAGCCGCCGTTTTGCTTGTGGTATATATATTTCTTTACTGGGATGAGATATGCACATGGTTTGGTGAACAATGGGAGAAGTTTACCTCATGGATTGGCGACATGTGGGATAATTTAGTTGAATGGTTTCAAAACTTTAGCTTTGCCGATTTCTTTAAAAACATAGGGAAAGCTATAATTGACTGGATGCTGTTACCTCTAAGAGGCGTGTTAAAGCTTCTTTCGTACTTGCCTGGAAAAGTTGGGGATATGGCTCAAAATGCTTTAGACAGCGTTAATGATATGACGGGTAAAATGGGTATTAGCCTTGTAGGTGAAAGCAAACTTGCAGAAGATGCCGCAGCTACTAAAGAAAAAAAGAAACTTGAAAGCCCACAGGAGGTAAATTACAACATGCAGAAAGAAAACCGCATGAAGGGGCAAATTGACCTTAATGTTAATGATAAAGGCGGCAATATAGGAAGTACACAAACAAGCGGATTTGGCGGTATACCTGTAAATGTAACGCCTACACAAGGTGCCTTTGGCTTTTAAAAAATAAGACAACATGGAAACAACAGACTTATTGTTATATGAAACGGGGGACGGCGGGGATATGTCGGTAATAAATGCTGACTTATTGCTTACCCAAACCCTTTACCAGCAAGTTTATTTAGCCTTGTTTGGGGGTAATTTAGAAGCCAATACAAAAACAGATACCCTGCCAACTGAACAGCGTTTAGATTGGTGGGGTAACCTGCTTATAATGGCAGATACGCCAAGTACTCAATTTAATAGCGATACGGAACGCACAATTAACGATGTGGCGTTAAATAGCGCAGGCAGGCAAAGCATATTAGCGGCCGTACAAAGCGATTTAAGCTACCTTACGGAGCTTTTAGATTACAGTGTAGGTGTAGAGTTGATAAGCGTAAACAGATTGCGCATATCAATTAATTTTACACCAAAAGGTACGCAACAAAATAAAGTGTTAGTTTTGGTATACGATAATGCCAAAAATGAATTAATAATAGAGCAAACGATATGAGGCCGATACCTACAATAGTTGAGTTAGAACAACGGATAAGCAATGATATAAAGAACAAATTTAATCTTTCAAGCAACGTGCTTAAAAAGGTTTTTAAGGCTTTGAGTATCGTTTTTGCAGCATTGTTTAAACTGCTATACTACTTTCTTTCTGATGTTCAGAATAATGTTTTTCCTGATACTGCCGATAGTGAAAGCGTAGGCGGTACTTTGGAAAGGCAGGGGCGTATTTATTTGGGGAGAAATCCGTTCCCGGCATCGAGTGGGGTTTTTAATCTTTCAGTAACGGGTAATGCTGGGGCTGTTATTCGTTCAGGGCTTACTTTTAAATCAAATGATGACAGCCGCAACCCAGGGCAATTATATGTTACTGATACGGAATATACTTTAACCGGCACTGATGACATAATTGAGGCTCGTTCGTTGGGTGGTGGTGCTGATTTTGTTTTGAACAATGGGGATAACCTGACTATTACCGAGCCAGTTTTAGGCATAAACCAAACTGTAACTGTTGATGAAACAACAACCCAGCCAACGGCGGCAGAAGATTTGGAAGTATACAGGCAATTGGTTATTGATGCTATACAGTTAGAGCCGCAGGGAGGCGCTAAAACTGATTATAGGCTATGGGCTTCAGATGCGCAGGGCGTGCGTAAAGTGTACCCTTATGTTAGAAACGGAAGCGCCGGGCTTGTTGACGTGTATGTTGAAGCCACGCCAATAGATAGCACAGACGGAAACGGAACGCCATCGGGTGGGCTTTTAACAGAGGTTGCCGCTGTTATAGAATTTGACCCCGACGAAACAAGACCGCTTAATGACCGTGGGCGCAGGCCAATGACCGCTATTGTTACCGTTTTACCCATTGACATTGTTCCTGTAGATGTTTTTGTAACGGGTTTGGACATAGACACCGTAGCAATACAAAGCGCCATTAAAAGCAATTTAACAGCCGATTTATACAAGGTAAGGCCGTTCATAGGCGGTGCAGATTTACAGCGAAATAAGAACGATATTTTATATTCTGCCAGGTTGCAAAGTGTTATTACAAATGTTTTGGATAATGGCAATTATTTTATAGGCTTTGATATGCAGGTAGACGGTAATTCAGTTTCATCATATTTGTTTGATTTGGGTAATATACCGTATTTAAGGAATGTTAGTATTAACGGTTCAATCGTGTAAATTATGTATGAGACTACAGATAAAAGTACGCAGCACGGTTTAAGAACGCCATACGGCAGTAAGACACCGCACCGTTACCCATCGACCGGGGTTAATTATACTGATTTATTCGCCAACCTTATACGTAAATTATACCCAACCGGCCGGGCATGGTATATGCCACGAAGCGGAACATCGGACAGGCTTCACAGGGCATTAAGCGTTAGTTTTATACGTTTCATTGAAGATTGTAAAGCAACTGTAGATAGTGTGTTTCCTGATAACGAAAACTTTGATGCTAATGATTGTGCGTTGTGGGAGTATCGCTTAGGATTAATTACAAACACATCGTTAACCGTTGAAGTACGCAGGGCTGCAATATTGCGCAAAATGGCATATCCAAATAACGTAAAAGCCAGGCAGCACCCTTTATTTATTCAAAGCCAGTTACAGGCAGCGGGGTTTAATGTTTGGGTGCATGAAAACAGGTTTTTTGAGGGCGGCGAATGGGTTTACAAAACACCCAACGAAATAGGGGAAACATCTTTAACCGGAACGCAGCACGGCGGGGATACCCAGCATGGTAACGGTGTACAGCACGGCTTTTCAGGTTTTGATGTGATAGCGAACCAAGTTGCGCCAAATGAGAGTTATTCAGTAGGCGGCAATTTGTGGGCTACGTTCTTTTTAGGCGGTGAGGTTTTGGGGGAGGCTACGCAAATACCTGAAACAAGACAGCGGGAGTTTAGGGAATTAGTTTTAAAGTTAAAGCCAGCACATACCGTGGCTTATACTTTTATAGCATACGTTTAATTATAAACAAAAAGTACAATGAGAAAGTTATTAGATGCTGGAAATGTTGATAATTCAAATCCGGCAGATTACCCCGACGGGCGTATAAAAGATAATACAGGGGCGGGTGATGGAACTCCGGTAAATGAGTTCACAAAAGGGGATATACACCAAACGGTTATGAAAGCCAAAAGGCTTTACGGTATAACAGAAAATGGGCTACCTGACAATGAAACGAACGGGTTTCAAATGTTAGAAGGTTTTATTGCTTTGGCTTCCAAAAATGATTTTATATTAAGCATTACAGAAGTTTCAGGCGTTTTAAATGTACCTGTAAAATTACCGTTTATGCTTGTAGGGGAGCAAATTGTTTGCAAATCTGCTGTAGATAAAGCGGCACAAACAACTATTATAGGCTCAGTAGGCGCAGCGCATACGGTTACTTTTGTAGGTAATTTTAAAGCTAATGAGTATGTTAGGTTAATAAAAACAGGCGAACTAACTGCAACGCTTGTTAGGCTTGTGGATGCAGTTAATGCTGATTTGGTTGCGGGGGAAAATGGCTACTTAAAAAAAGCCTCCCAGTCTGAAAGTGATGAAGGAACTTTAGACACGGTTGCCGTTACTCCTTTAGTTGATAAAGTTACTTTTGCAAAACGGGTAAACGGTGATGATAGCCCTACGTATTTAGCAGTGCCAACCGGGGCTGGAGAGCAAAATGGTTTAATGTCGAAAGAGGACAAATTTAAGCTCGACAATTTTGAAAGCAGCGTTAAAAACATCGGCTCAATAGTCGGTGTTGAGGTAGCTTCAGGCTCGACTGGCAGTACATATACGGTTACCGGTGATATAGTAAGTGCTACCGTTCAATCGTCGGGTTCAAGTGCTTCTGTTATTCGTGTTGTTGTTGATAATACGCTGGGTGGGTTAGATTATTTTGTTAGGATTTCCGTGCAATCAGCATCATCTAGTATGATATCAGATTCAAATTTAAGAACCCCTGTTTTTAAAGTAGTAAACGCTACTACTTTTGATATTTGCATAGCTGAAATTAGCGGGTCTACCCAAAACATAAATATTTTTATTGAAACTGTAAAACTATAAAAACATGAGAAAATTAAGCCAATTGCCGGTAGTTAAGCAGGTAGATAGTGATTTTCCTAACGGCGCAATAAAAAATGAAACTGACATAAACGAGGGTACTCCTGTAGTTCGTGAAATATACAATGACCCATTGGTTAACCTGTATAAAATACTGGATTTAGCCGGGGTTGTTTTTGATGGAACAGAGGACAAAGAAGGAAAATACCAGCTTGTAGAAGCCATACGGAAACTACCAAACCTGCTCAACGATATTGAGCAGGTTTTAACGCTTTCAGGGGGCGTGTGGAGTGTTCCTTTCAATCTTACTTATATACCTACAAAATATGTGTTTTTTGCCCGTGCAAGCGATGCGTACACGCCCGGTACTTTTAAGGGTTTAAATGCCAGCCCGTCATACTCCTTTACAAGTTCAGGTTTTGCGGCAAATGATGAGCTATTAGTTGTAATTGATGTAACCGAGGTACGGGCTTATTCTTTGAGTTCGATAACAGGTAATTCCGTTAATGAGATATTTACCGTTATGGGTATTCCTTTGCAATATAACACAAGCAATACGGTATACTATCACGAATACGGCGAGCTGGTTAGCGGTGTGCCACGTGTAGAAGTTATAGAGGAAACTATAAGGGCTTTTGTATCAGATAACAGCGTTATAGTTACCGACATGTTTATAATGCAGGGTATGCTTTTGTGTGTCGTTTATTTCCCTATAGAAATTACGTATAGGTTTTACGACTTCTCGTTAGGGGATTTAACAGACCCTACGCTGATAACTCCTTCGGGTTTTTCTGTAAACGTAGGTGTGGATTTTGCGCCATATTTTTATGCTGATGAAAATAATCTGTATATATCAAACAACAACGGTACATCAACAGATGATAACGAAATTTGTATTAATATTTATTCCCCTGGCGCATTGGCTTTTGGTGCTTTGCTTACTATGGATAATTCTTTTGTTAAAACAACAAATGCCGCAATTAAGGATAAAAAAATATATACGTTTGTTAATGGGTTACTTTGCTATTTTGATATTAATACCGGTGTTAAAACAACCATAGGGCAGTTTAGCGGGGTGTTAGGACAGATATTCAGCTACAAGGATGATATTTATTTTACATCGGGAGAGGTCGCCCTTAAATGGTTTTAGAATGAAACTCGATGTAAACACAAAAGCAACGATAGCGCTAACGGCAAAGCTGGAAAAACTGCATAGGTCGGCTTTTCCCAGCGCCGTACGTAACACATTAAACGATGCTGCTTTTGACATGAAGCGAAAAACGCTTATTGATTCGGCTAATTCAAATTTTAAGGTTAAGAACAAAACGTTCTTTAAAAAGTTTTCCGGGGTTGAAAAAGCAAGCGGTTTTGATTTAAAAAGCATGAAGGCTACGGCCGGGTTTCCTGTTCCATCCGACATAAAAGCCAAAACAGCTATTGATGGACTTGAAAAGCAGGAAACAGGAAGCAGCATATCTAACGGGTTAAGGTATCTTAAAGGCGCACGTAGTGGCTCATTAAACCGGCTTGTGCAGAAGAAAAGCTATTATAATAAATCACGGGTAACCAAAAGCGTTAAAAAGGGGGGTAGTAAAGCTAATTACATCGCAACGGCTTACAGTGCTTTAAAGACTGGTAACCCTTTCTTTTTAGAAACAAACAAAGGACGTTTTTTAATAAAGGTAAATAGCATAAAATCAAACTCAGGCAGGGGATTGAATATATCTACAACCCCATTAATGATGGAAAGGAAAGTTAAGCCATCAAAAATAAAAGCTACTCATTTTGCTGAAGAAGCCGCCGACAAAACCACAAAAAAAATAGAGGGTTTTTATGAAAAGAATGCACAGTATCAATTTCAAAAAGCACTAAAATAATGGCATGGAATGATAACATAGAGAATATAAAATTCACAATAACAACGGGGGATGGAAAATCATTTTTTCCCCTATGGCGTGAATCGGCAAAGAATACTGAGTTTAATACAACAGGGTTTGATTTCATTGACGTACCCGGCACTTTGTATGAGCGTAAACAATACCGTGGCAGTAATTACCCGTTGCAATTCTTTTTTGATGGTTCTGATTGCCTGGATGTGGCTTTAGAATTTGAAATATCAGCAAGGGATAAAAGGCCGTGGACTGTTTTGCACCCGATGTATGGCTCAATAAAGGGACAGCCTACATCATTGGGGCGTGTGGATAGCCTTAATTTCGTGGCTATAAACGTAGATTTTTGGGAAAGCATAGATGTAGATTATCCTAATTCCAATTTTAGCGTTAAAGATAACACCCTGTTTAAAAAAACAAATGTGTTAGATAGTTGTGCGGAATCATTCTCAAATAAGCCCGTATTTGCCCCGGAAGATATAGTTTCAAGTAAAGACACTGTTAAGCAATTTTCAGCCAGCATAGAGCCTGTTATTACGTCAAATCCGTTATATGCCGATTCCTTGTATACCGAGTATCAATATACAAATGCCGTTGCCTTAAAAGCAAGTGATAATTTACTTACGGATGCTTTTGGGTATATTACCGCTACACAGGCTTTACTTAATTTGCCGTCACGTATTGACACATCAATTACAGTTAGGTTAAACGGGTATAAAAGCGCCTACAGTAAGATAAAAGGCATATTGGACACCATAGCCGATAAGTTGGGGTTTGAAAGCCACGGGGGGGCTATAATCGCTAATTATGCAGATGCCGCTGTAAATCCTACCGATACAGATTATACAACGATGCCGGAAGTACAACAAGCCGCTACCGATTTGATTGTAATGTACAATGACTATGTTTCTACTTTAGATAATGCTTCGGTAGGGATTTACGATACAGAGAACACATACCAGCCCGACCCTACGGTGCAAACTCAAATTTATGATTTGGTTATGTACACCGTAGCCAACCTTTATGAAACTGCTTTTAATGCTCAGCAGGAGCGGGTTGTTTACACTGATTCAGATACAAATATAATTTTGCTTGTGCATCGTTATTTGGGTATGGATGTGGCAGATGAAAATATTGATAGGTTTAGGCTTATCAACAACATAAAGCTAAACGAGCTTTTCAATATTAAAAAAGACAGGCGAATAATTTATTACGTGTAACCATGCCAAAAGAATTTAAAGGTAAAATATTGATAAACGGTAAAAATGTAAACTTCTTTACAGCGGTAAACATTGATTTATCTTTGGATAGCATTGCATCAACGTTCAGCTTTAAAACAAGGTTTAACCCTGAAAACGACGACCACAAAGAACTGTTTAAGCCGCTGCAATACCATGAGGTTAAAATATACAACACCGGTAATAAATTAATACTTACCGGCACTATTTTAAACACCGCATTTCAAAGTGACAGCAAAAACAATTTAGTGGCAATTTCGGGTTATTCAAAATCAGGCGTTTTAGAGGACGTAACAATCCCTGTAGAACATTACCCCCTTGAAAGCCTTAATCGTTCCTTAAAAGACATTGCGCAGCGTTTGTGTGGGCTTTACGGCATTGGCTTAGTAGTTCACAGTTCCGTTTCAGATTTAGCGGCTCAGGTGTTTGCTACAACCGAGTGCAGTCCCACCGATACGGTTAAAGGTTATTTGTCAAAGTTAACGAGCCAAAAAAACATAGTTCTTAGCCACGATGCAAAAGGAAATGTAGTTATGTTTAAGCCTAATGATGAAATGAAACCCCGTTATTTTTTCAATAAGGATAACGTGTTAAGCTCAGGGGCTGCTTTTAATGGTCAGGGGATGCATAGCGAAATCAACGTGGTTAGACAGCCAAGCGATGATAATGAGGGTTCCGAGACCGCAGACACGATAAAAAATCCGCTTATACCTAAATACAGGCCAACTACAAAAACGTTGAGCAGCGGCGAAGATACTGATACGGCAAATGCAGCAAATAACGAACTGGCAGCGGAGTTGAAAAACATAACCCACAGCGTTAAACTATTGGGTTATTTTGATGATATTTTTCCAGGGGACATTATAAACCTGCATTTACATGAAGTTTATTCATTTGCCTATAGCCGTTATATGGTTTCAACTGTATCACTTAGTTTTGACGAAAAAGAAGATATTACAACACTGGGGCTTGTGCTTCCTGAGACGTACACGGGAAAATTACCAAAAGATATTTTGTTCTTTTACAAGACCCATAAACATGGCATATAATGAACGTATTTACAAAATTTAAAGAGTTGCTTAATAACGCTGGAAAGCGCACTTTTAAGCTAAAAAGCATCGGCGGCACAACGGTAACCGCAAAAGAGGCTATGCCTTATGGCTTTGACGGAAACCCTATAGCAGGAACAACCGCAATACTATCATACACTACTAATGCATCTGAAAGGGTTGTTACAGGCTATGTAAATACGTTTCAGGAGGCTTTAGAAGGAGAAAGCCGTATGTATGCCGTTGACCCTGTTAAAAATGAAGTAGCAGGCTATGTGTGGTGTCATGCTAATGGGACTGTAGAAATAAATGGACTTGATTATTCGGCTGTAAGGTATCAGGTTTTAAATACTCAATTGCAAAATCTTGTAACATTAATAAACGCACAGCTAACAGCAATACAGGCAGGTACAACGCCAATAGGTGGTACATACGTTGCTGTTCCTGTTACCTTAAACATAGCAACCGCCGAAAGCCCAACCGTAAAAATTAAGTAGCCTAACCTTTGCGATGGTTAGTGTTTTTTTCTACTTGTTAGCCCCGCCATTAATTTGGTGGGGCTTTTTTTTATTTTAAATTTTATTTTAATCTTTTTAAAATAAAATTTAGGTTGTTTAAAATTTATTTTATAATATTGCGGTATCAAATAACAAAACAAAATTAATTAAATGCGAAAATACATCATTCATTATTACGTAGAAATTAACGACGAATGCGTTGACAGGGAGCTGATTTTAGAGGCCGTTGATTTTGATGATTCGGTTATCAGGTTTAAGGTAAAGGTTAGGGTTTATAAACGAATTTTTAAAGTAGAGGAATTATGCCATACGAAAGAATAAACAACGTAAACATGGTGGCTAAGGCCGAGCGTTTGATTAACGATAACGTGCCAACTGTAGCTATGTTTGAAGACCCACGGGATGAACTTTTTAACATCACAATAAATGAGTATGAACAATTAAAAATGAAAGGAGTTTTGTAATAATGGCAGAGCAAACAAAAAGAACGGTTATAGATTTAAAGATGGCATTGGCTACTTTAAAGCTAAGGGGTATAAACTACAACCAGGGTATGGTAGTTGAAGAGTTTAAGGTTTCAGCACCGGTTTTAAATGATTGGGGGAAAAGCGCTCCTATGACGGTAAGCCTTATGAACTTTTGCTTAAAGAACAGTAAAAAGACTTTCCCTGAAATAATGGAGGGTTTTAAGGAGAAATGCAGTCCTGATAAAGCGTTAAACTTTATACTTGACTTTTGTAACACAACGGGTTTAACGTTTAAAGAAGTAGTAAAGGAGGTTTAATTATGGCGGCAATGGCAAAGCAATCAAAAATGAATGTTCAGTATTTCAATGAGTTTGGAAAGAACATTACAAAGTCGGTAGATGATGGCTCAATATCTTTTTTCACTGAAAGAATAAAAGCATCGGAAGCAGCCCGTGTAAAGCGGAGTTACATGTTTGAGGTTTTCGATGAGAAAAAATTAATCGGGTTTGGAGTAGCAAAATAGGAATCAACAAATAATTATAAAATGAGTACAACAGAAATTTTAAATCTTGACAATTTAAACGTTCAATCATTGCCGGAGCTGGCCGGGTGGGAGCAGAAACAACTTGCAATAGTTGAGGAAAACCCCTTTATTGAGATAACCGACAATACCAGCTATGAGGTAGGTAAAAAGAGGCGCACAGCCCTGTTAAAAGCCCGTGCCACTATTGAGGGGCAGGATAAAACAATTGCTTCTAAATTAGCAGCATTTAGAAAGCTGGTTAAAGATGAAAGCGACAAACTTGTAGCCATCACCCTGCCACATGAGGAAAAGCAACAGGCCGAGGTTAAGCGCTATGAGGCTATTAAGGAAACAGAGCGTGTCGAGCGTGAGCGTTTAGAATCCGAACGTATCAACGGCATTAAGCAAAAGATTTCAGATATTGAAACATCGGGATATGAGATTATCCAAAAAATGACGTTTGATACAATTTCGGCTAACCATACTGATGTTTTGGAGTTGCTGAATACAGAGTATGACTTTGAGGAATACGACGTTTTGTTTACACAAGCCCGTAGCCGGGTTATAACCGCTATGGATAACAAAGTATCTGACCTGAAAGAAAAAGAGGCACAGAGAGCCGAAAACGAGCGTTTAAAAGCGGAGGAAAAAGAACGTGAAGCCCAAACAAAACTACAGAATGACCGGCTGGCAAAAATAGCCCAGTACATCCCCTATACTCAGGACTTAAATGTAGTTGAACTTCATAAATATGAAGAAGACCATTTTACTGCTATTTTGGATGCTGCCAAAGGTTTGAAAGATGCCTCCGATAAAGAGGCAAGCGAAAAACAAGCCGCCGCCGATGCTGAACGTTTGGAACGTGAGCAAAAAGAGCGTGAAGAAAAACAACAGGTTTTTTATGTACGAAAAAATCGGCTTTCCGAAATTGGCTTTATCTATAAGGGAGGTGCTTACTTCTTTTACAAACATGAAAGCAATAAATCGAACAATTCTGATTTAACTATCCATGTTGAAAGCGTTGAAAATACTGGCGTTGTTGATTTTGAAAATATAATCTCGGATGCTAAAAAATCAATTGCAGATTTTGAGGCTGAAAAACTTGCAGAGGTACAACGCATACAAGCCCAAAAAGAAGCGGATGAAGCCGCCGAAAACCAACGCAAGGCAGATATTAAAAAAGCCGAAAAAGAAAACAAGGAACGTGTTAAACGCCTTAAACCTGATGTAACGGCTATTTCTGAATTTATCGACACATTGGAGTTTTCCGGCGCAATACCTGAACTTGAAAACAAAGAGGCCGATACTTTTTTAGATGGCGTTATGGCTCAAATGGTAACGCTAAAAACAAAACTATTAACCGACCTTAAAAACCTGTAATTATGGCAAATATTTCAAAAACAGAGAATGAATTTTCATTAGTATCAAAGGAAATTGATGCTAAGATATTGGCGGTAGTGTCTAACAATGTTCAGGGCTTTGAAAAGGCATTTGTAACCAGTAGCGCAATTGGTTTCTTACGGGAGAAATTAAGCCCTGAATATATGCAGCCAATAATGGCGTTGCAAGGTTCAAGGCTGGGTTTTTTAACTGATAAAGACATTGACCCCAAAACAAAACAAAAAGGTACTGGTTACCCTGAAAACGTTGTTAAGGACTGCGTAATTGATGCCGTTTTATTGGGGCTTGAAGTTACAGGTAACCAGTTTAATATAATCGGGGGGAATATGTACCCAACACGGGAGGGGTTTGGTTCTTTGCTTGACAAAATGACAGGGCTAAGAAAAAACTTTACATACAAAAATATTGTTCAGCATCCAGGCTCTAAAACGGCAAACGTCGTTGTTCAAATAGATTGGCAGTTTAATGAGGAAACGGCTAAAAAGCAGGTTATTGATTTTCCTATTAAATCGAGCGATTACACGTCTTATGATGCCCTTGTAGGTAAAGCCGAAAGAAAGGCTAAGAGGTGGCTTTATAATACGATTAAGGGTAGCGATATTAGCGATGGCGATGTTAGCGATATACCGCATATTGTTGTTAACGATTATGAGGACAGGTTTAAGGTTCTTTCGGAACTTTACGATTCTTCACAGGGGCTAACAGAAGATGAAAACACGGATATTAAGCGTGTGATTGACAACAAAGAAACTGCCAGTTACGATAAGGCTATTAAATTCTTAACCGCTAAACTACCGGCAAATGAATGAGGAAAGATTAAGGGTAGGTAATTTCACAGCAAGCAACATTTACAAACTATGCGCATCGCTTGCAAGTGGAAAGCCAAATGCAACTTTTTACTCATACATTGAGGAAAAGAAGCATGAACGGTACTTAAACAGGAGTATCGAAATGGGTGCTAAATCCCAGTCAATGACGTGGGGGCAGTTTCTTGAAAAAAGGGTTTTTAATAATTTAGGTATGGGGTATGTCATGCTAAACAAAGCAACAAAGCAACACCCAAAAATAAATAGCGTTGTGGGTACAACTGACTTTTTAGTACCTAAAGTAAAAGTATCAGAGCTTAAATGTTTTGAGCCTAAAAACTTTGCCAGCTATGCGTCGGCGTTGCTTACCAAGGATACAGACAAAATTAAAGCAGAGCATCCTAAAGAGTATTGGCAGATAATATGTAACTCCCAAATACATGAAGTTCCAAAGGGCGAGGCTATTCTTTATATGCCTTATGAAAGCGAAATGGATGAAATCCGGGAATTAATGCATGATGATGATTATCTTGAAGAAATCGGTATGCTAAAATCAGATATGTATTACATACATGAAAAACCTAACTCGCAATTGGCTGTTTTGCCCAACGATAGCAAATTTGAAAACTTAAATATTTTTGAGTTTGAGATACCAGCAGATGACGTAATATTTTTAACTAAAAGGGTGTTGGAAGCCGAGAAACTATTAGCGTAATGGAATACAAACAATTTTTAGAAAACAAAAAAAAGACGTTTATTGAAAGCGGATTTGAGGCCGGAAAGCTAAACGAGCATCTTTTTGACTTCCAGGAATACACTGTTAGGATTGCTTTACGCAAAGGTAGGTTTGCATTGTTTGAAGATTGTGGGCTTGGTAAAACACTACAGCAATTGGTATGGGCTCATGAGGTTAGTAAACACACAAACATGCCGGTTTTGATATTGGCGCCATTGGCTATAATACAGCAAACAATTGAAGAGGGCGATAGGTTTGGGGTTAAGGTTGTTTACACAAGTTTTGATAAAGATAATCCACACTTTGCACCGGTACAAATCGTAAATTATGAGCAATTACAAAACATTGATTGTTCAATATTTTCGGGTATTGTTTTGGATGAAAGCAGCATATTAAAAAATAGTGATGGTAAAACATCACAACTGCTTTTGTCTACATTTAAAAAAACGCCTTATAAACTTTGTTGCACCGCCACGCCAAGCCCCAATGACCACATGGAGTTAGGGATGCATTCTGAGTTTTTAGGAGGTATGAGCTATCAGGAAATGCTGGCAATGTTCTTTGTACATGATGGCGGGGAAACTTCGAAATGGCGTTTACGTAAACACGCTACAGACCCATTTTGGAAATACGTCTGCACATGGAGTATATCACTTGATAATCCAAAAACATTAGGGTTTAATCATGTTGGTTACGAATTGCCGGAAATTGAGTATATCGAACATTTAATACCGGTTGAAAACAATACAGATAGCCTATTTGCAGACGTTTCAGTAAGTGCTACTGAAATACATAAAGACTTAAGACGAACAATTCAGGAACGCCTTTTAAAATCGCAAAAAATTGTAGAAGAAAACCCAGGCCAGTTTATTATTTGGGGTTTACAAAATCAGGAAACTGATAGCGTTGTTAACTTGGTAAATGATGCTATAAACGTTCAGGGTAGCGATAAGCCGGAACGTAAAGCAAAGTATTTAAACGGTTTTGCAAAATCAGAATTTAATACGTTGGTTACTAAAACTAAAATTGCATCAATGGGTATGAACTACCAACAATGCAATCAAATGATATTTTTATCTTATGATTTCAAGTTTGAGCAGTTTTACCAGGCTGTAAGGCGGTGTTACAGGTTTGGGCAAAAACGTAAGGTAACGGTACATTTATTAGTTCCTGAAAGCCAACAAAACGTAAGGCAAAGCATTTTAGAAAAAGAGGCCAGGCACAAAGAAATGATAAGCCAAATGGCTAAGTATAGTGCTGAGGCTGATTACACAACTAATAAATCAAAAGTAGTGATTAAAGAAAACGAGATACACACTGAAAACTATTCCCTTTATTGCGGTGATGCCGTTGAAGAAAGCAAAAAGATAGCCGATAATTCCGCTGGTATTACAATATATAGCCCGCCTTTCCCAGAGCTTTATGTGTACAGCGACAACCCTAAGGATATGAATAATTGCGCAAATTACAATCAGTTTTCCGAGCATTACAATTATCTCTTACCTGAAATAAAACGCATAACAAAGCCGGGACGTATGGTTGCTGTTCATTGTATGGATTTACCGGTACAAAAAGGTAAGCACGGTTATATCGGGTTACGTGATTTTAGCGGGGATATTATTAAATGGCATCAGGAACATGGCATGGTTTACCATAGCCGGGTTACTATTTGGAAAAACCCAGTTACCGAAATGCAGCGTACAAAGGCATTAGGTTTGCTGCATAAAACTATTAAAAAGGATAGCGTTATGAGCCGGGTCGGTATTCCCGATTATGTTTTGTTTTTCAGGAATGAGGGAGAAAACGAAATACCTATTACGCACCAGGATAAAGACGAAACCGGATTAGATTATTTACCGGTTGACCTTTGGCAGAAATATGCCAGCCCTGTATGGTATGATATTGATTATGGCCGCACTTTGCAATATCGTGCAGCCCGTGATAATAATGATGAAAAACATATCACGCCGCTCCAGCTCGACACCATTGAAAGAGTGTTGCATTTATACAGCAATGAGGGGGAAACCGTATTTAGCCCTTTTGGTGGTATTGGTAGCGAGGGTTGTGCCGGCATAAAACTTAACCGTAAATCAATTTCAATAGAATTGAAAGAAAGTTACTTTAAAATAAATGCAGCAAATCACAAGGCATTTGTTGAAGAAAAAAACGCAACGCTAACCCTTTTTTAGAATGAAAACCCCCTACACATTTTCAAAAGACTGGGTAAAGAAGCGATTTGTTTCTTTTACGGTTGAGGAACTAAAACAGGCCTATTTAATGGCTGGTGGTAAGGTTGAGGGTAACGGTAGTATGTGGGGTGCTGTTTTGCAAAGGTTGCAGCGAGAGGAATTAATCTTTAAGCACCCTACAAACCCATTTACGGTAACCAGGAGGCCGAATAACAAGTTAAAGCCTATCAATGTATGGATAAGCAAAGAAATGCGCGTAAAACAGCAAAATAACGCTAAAGGCGATAAAGAAAGTTTAACCTTAAAATTTGAATAAAATGAAAATAGAAACATTAAACGAGGCTAATAAAATAGATGGCCTTATTAAGCAAACCAAAAAAAGGATTGAAGAAACAACTAACCAAAAAGCTACGTGGATTGATTTTAGTCATGGCAATGGTAGCGATAGGAGTGTAGTTTGTAATGATCCTGAAATTATTGAGGAAATACGGGCGTTATTAATACACAAGTACAATGTAAAACTTCAAGACCTTAAAAAGGAATTTGACAATTTAAGCGATGTTTAAGAAAAAGACCCGAGAGGAAAAAATGTCAAAGCGTGCATCCAATGTTTTAATGCAACTATTTAGCGATGTAGATTGCCAATTTACAGAACTTGAAACGGTGCAGATTTTAAACATGGTAAGGCGTAAAGCGTGTGATCATCTTGAAACCCTTAAAAGTGAGGCTCAGGAACAATCGGTTAACTTTAATCAAAAGGCTAAGGAAATTGGCGAGGCTATAAGTTATATCGAATAAAGTATTATATTTGTCGAAGTAATAATTCTGACGGGCTTTATTACAACAAAAGACTTTATTAATTTTAATCCATTTGGGAGTACCTGCCGTCACGGGGAAACCAAATGGATTTTTTTTATTATGATAACAAATGTGTTTAAATTTTTCCAATTAAGAATAAAAAGTTCAGATGATGGAAAAGAGCATCTTTGTCTTTTTACTGGAAATTGGTATGAAATTCCCACCAAAGAAGACCTTATTCATTTAAAGGAATGTTTAGAAAATTCAATAACTAATTATGATAATGTAATTTCTTATATGGATAGAGAAAACAAATCTTTAGAAGCTGATTATCGTTACGAGCCTCCTTGCAATAAAAAAGAAAAAAAAATAACACCGGGAATAATTTATGTTGCTAAATGCGAAAGAACAAACCTATTTAAAATAGGGATGACAAGAGGCAAGATTAGCGACAGAATGAAAACATTGAAAACATCAAACCCAAGCATAACTCTTTTTTCAGAGTTTAAGGTTGATAATATTCTTTGCGAGGCTTATCTGCATTCTGTTTTTGCTATGTTTAGAGTAGATGGCGAATGGTTTGAGTTAACCGACACTCAATTAAATACTATTGAACAACATATAACAGACTTTGGCCATGAGTAAAGTTAAAATGACATTTGAGCCTGATATGGCTAAAATAGTTGGTACTGATGCTGCAATTATCTACTCAAACATTGATTTTTGGGTTGATACAAATAAGGCCAATAACAGGAATTTTCACGATGGCAAATACTGGACTTATAATAGCATCAAAGCGTTTATAGAGCAATTTACATGGCTTACTGAAAGCCAAATTAAAACCTGTTTGTCAAAACTTGAAAAGCACGAATTAATTTTATCTGGAAATTATAATGCTTCTCCATACGATAGAACAAAATGGTATACAGTTAGTGAAAACACGATTAGCTATTTATCGCAAATGGATAAGTCAGTAATGCCAAATACATTAGATGATAATAGCCAACCTATACCATATAATAAACCAAATATAAACCAAATAGAAGAAACGCCTTTACTTTTTTCCGAAACTGATTTACCTACTGAAACCTTAAAAACTTCTTCTAAAAATAAAAAAGAGGCGGCGGCTGCAATTTTTTTCGCTGAATGCAAATGGTCAGATTATGTAACATTGAGAGATTACTTAGCAAAGGATAAAGAATTTGTAGAAAAGTTCAAAGGAGTGGATTTAAAGCACTATATCCGTAAAGCTGATATGTGGAGCGAGAACAACCCTCAAAAGCGGCGTACAGAGCGTGGATGGTTGTTAAGCATCCGGGATTGGATAACCGAGGCAAATAATACTCGAACTATGGTTAAGCTGCCCGAAAAACCCAATACAGCCCCAATAAACGATGGTAAATTTTATAACCAATAAAACAAAACAGAATGAAAAAATACTTAGTAGCCGTTTTTTGTTCGGTAGCATTGTCATTAATTTGTAAACTGCTAAAATTAGATTACGTTAGTTTTTTTCTTATAGCTATTTACATAAAAATTTTTAGTCAAAACGAAAACCTTAAACCCTAAAAATAATGTTACTAACAGACCATGCAAGGACGCACTGCTCAAAATGGCTTATTGATACGCAAAAATATCATACCCTATTTTCAGTTGTAGAATTAAACAACATTCCTGATGTAATAATTAATTTTTTAATTATTGATTTTTTTGACAGCGTAGGCATATACATAGAAACAGGCGGTATATGCCACGTAAAAGGCCATCCTGATTTTCATTACAACATTCAGGAAAACAATACGCTTAACGGCATTAACGGGTTTTATTTTGAGGACAGGCAAAAAGCGCAGGCATACGCCATAACTGAAGCTAATAATATTTATAACAAAAGGTATGATACAGTCGAATGAACTTAGAAAAGGAAACAATGTTTGCGATGTAAGCGGTGTTGTTCTAAAAGTAGTAGGTATACGTGGCGAAATAATTTGGTGTAATGATGGGCGTGATGAAGTTGCTTACTCTTTGGGTGAGTTGAGATATTTCACTTTAAGTGATGAAGTAATACGCCTTAATCTCGGCTTTCAGCAATACAAAACCATGTTTCAAAAAGAGATAGCCATCCATAAGTTTGAGGATGGCACTTACAACACATGGACGGGTATAAAATGGCTGAAATTAACCAGCGTACACCACCTGCAAAATGTGTTCTACTTTTTTGTGGGGGAGGAATTAACTTTTAAAAATTAAAAATTATGTGTACAGTAATATTGTTTTCGGCTTTTATGATATGTGGACAATTGCGCCCTAAAATGGAAAAGGAACATGCTAATGCAATAAGTAGTGTTTTTTGGTTTACTTTAATAGTTGCATTAATTTTTGATATTCATAATTGGTAAGCCATGAATTTACCAAAAGGATTTGATTTACTGACATATCAAAACACCCGTGATGATTTGCTACAGTATAGGGAAAACGGAGCGTTACGGGGCGTGTATTTGGGTTTCCCTATGCTAAACGAGCATTACACAATGGCGCTGGGCAGCTGTACAGATTTCACAGGCTCGCCGGGTAGTGGAAAAAGTGAACTTCTTTTAGAATTGCTTTTAAACACAACAAAGTTTTACGGGTGGAAACATTTGCTTTACGTTCCGGATGTTGGGGATAAAAACGAGGTTATTGCTACATTGATGCACAAACTTTCAGGTAAAACATTTGATAAGCGATTTATAAACTCAAACTACATTACCGAGCAGGAAGTGGAACGGCATTTAGGTTGGATTTTAGAGCATTTTAAGATACTTGTAAAAGAAGATATGAAAGCAAAGATAACCCCGTATGAGTTTTGGGAGTTTGCCGCTAACATGAAAGGCGAAGACAAAATGCTTTTAACCGCTACTATTGACAGCTGGAAAGACATGAAACATAACGGGCATGGTTTTGGGCGTGATGATCAGTATTTAGAAGATGTATTGAGTTTCCGTAACGCAATGGCTGAGGCGCATAAAATGCACTTTCATACGATTATACATCCTACACGAACGGAAAAAGATGCCAATGGTAAGCGCAAAGCCCCGACAATGTATGACCTTAAAGGGGGTACGGAATGGGCTAACAGCGGAAAAGTAATGATAACGGTACACCGGCAGGATGGAACGGCAAACGGGGTGGACGTAATGATAACCAAGGCCAAACCGAAAAGCGTTGCAAAGCTGGGTACAGTACCGATGTTTTTTGACCTTAAAACAGCCTCTTTTTATTGGGAGGACAATAACGGGAATAAGGTTTTTGCCAATGCTGAATATAAAGCCCCGGCCGCATTGCTTTTAGGTGGCAACGATGAAGAAGATGACACTTTACCTTTTTAGATTATGAAGATACTAAATCTCTATGCCTGCTTAGGAGGCAACCGCTACAAATGGGGCGACGAACATGAGATAACAGCCGTTGAACTTGACCCTGAATTAGCAAAACTTTACCAAGAGCGTTTCCCTAACGATACGGTAATAGTTGCCGATGCCCAACAGTATCTACTTGACCATTACAAAGAATTTGATTTTATCTGGAGCAGCCCGCCGTGTCCAAGTCATTCCAGAGCCAGATATTGGAGTAGTAGCAATTATGATACAACAACAGAGGCTATTTATCCAGATATGACTTTGTACCAAGAGATAATATTTCTTGAACACTACTTCAAAGGTAAGTGGCTTGTGGAAAACGTAATACCCTACTACGAGCCTTTACGACCGGCACACAAAAGAGGCAGGCATTTGTATTGGTGCAACTTTAAATTGCCAAATGATTTAGGGGAAAGGCAAATACAAATAGGAGCCGGTGCTAATGAGGTAAAGCGTTTATCAAAATTCCACGACTATGATTTCACTCAGTATAAAGGTGAACAGCGCATTGACAAAATAGCCCGCAACCTTGTAGACTACGAAGCTGGTAAAACAATACTTGATACCGTAATGGGCATTTACAGCAAAAAAGATGAAAAACAAACTCAACTTTTTTAAATATGGAAAACGAACGTGCTGAATATTCAAAAGAGGAACACGACCAAGTAAAGATACATTTGAAGTTTTTATCTGAAAGGCGAAAGAGGTTTGATGAGGCAGATACCCATTTATGGCTACAGCGCAATCAAAACGAAAATGATTTGATTTACCTTAGTGATGCGCTTATTGAGTTTAAAGGCCAGCTGAAGCCTGAAAGTAAAAATCATAAAAAGTTTGAGGACATGCTTATTTCGGTTCTCAGGATTAATGCTTATTGCACTACAATAGAAAGCACCTGTAAAAGCGCAGTAGCTGAATACATCACAGAGCGTAATATTGTCAATGGGTATAAATCCCAGTTAAGGACAAAGGATATTGAAATAATGAAGTTGCAGGCCGAGCCTAAAAAGCTGCAGGCCGAGATTGATAAACTTAAAAAACAGTTGGAATTTGGCAGCTAAGGCGGTAAAAAAAATATCGCAGTCAGACCCGGCAAAGGTTTACTTTTTAAGTAAAAGCGGAATAGTAATTTACCCAGTTGGGGTTAATGGAAAATTCTACATAGAGGTGAACAACAACGGGAATTTGAAGCGATACGATAAAGCGGTTTCACAATCTGAAATTGATGAGGCTACAGCTAAAACAGTAAACTATTACTATAAACTTTTAAAGGAAAAAGAAAATGGAATTAATAAGAGAAATAATAATCCGTGACCCTCCAGTTAAATACACTATCAATCTAAAAAAGCCTAAGTACGATAAGGATGGTAAGTTGATAACCAAACAGGAATTTTACCTTACCGGGAACTTGTTTTATTCAGACAGGACTTCTTATCACATTACATCAAAAATAATCGTTGAGAATAAGCGGTTTTTGTTGCAGCAAATAGGTAGGCTACCTGAAATAGAAAAAATGCGTTTAGACTTTGAGTATCACAAGATGCAGCATATTGATTTGGATAACAAAACAAACTTTTGGTGTAAGCTGTTCCTTGATGTACTAAAGACACCAACGCCTTTACAAGAGCGAAATGCTAACCTTAAAAAAAAGGATATTATAACGCTTAGGTGCATACCTGATGACAATACAAAGCACGTAACCGAGATAAATACAAAATTCGTATTAGGTGAACATTGTATGATTTTCAGGATATACGGGAGGCTAAGAGATACGCAAGAGCAGCTATTTTACAATGTATAAGCCATGGGATTTTATAGATGTATTGTACCTAATGCATTTATATCCTATAACCAGTAAAAGGTACATAGCTAAATTAATGGGGCGTTCCATTTTTTCAATAACCCAAAAAGCGCATAATTTGGGGATAAGTAAGAAACGTTTAACAATTAATAAATAAACAAGAATGGCAGTAATTGATTTTAATTCAGTGAGGCTTGGAGTGAAAGCCAAAGATTTAGTAACGGGCTTTGAGGGCATTGTTACTGCGAAAGTGGAGTATTTAACAGGGTGTACCCAGTACGGGCTTACACCTCCGGTAAAAGACGGAAAAGTGCAAAGTAACGAGTATTTTGACGAAAAACGATTGCAATATGTAGGCGAGGGTATCAACCCAGCAGATGTTGCTGATTTGGAAAATCCAGGCGGCGTTAACCGTGATGCACCTAAACATTAAAACTATGGAAAATGGATGCAGCCTAATCGCAAAGGAGCGTGAAAGGCAAATTAAAGAACTGGGTTACGATGTGGAAAACGATGAGTTGTACTCAAAAAATGAGTTGGCTAATGCTGCTTTGTGTTATGCATTAAGCCCGAAAGACAGAGGTATTGAGGACAATGAAGGTGTAACCATTGATGTGGCTTTTTGGCCTTGGAAAGAAAGCGACTTTAAGCCAACACCTAAAAACCGGATAAAGGAACTAACGAAAGCCGGTGCGCTCATAGCCGCCCAAATTGACCGGGAATTACACGAACTTAAAAAAGCGAAAAACAATGAGTAAAACAGTAGCGTATGGTGATTTTGACCTGATAAAGGTTAAAGTCGAGGGTAAAAAGGTTGAGGCAACCTATTACGAAAAAAGCCGCCCTAACAAAGAGCAGCGACCTAAGTGCATTGACATACCCCACAACGACCTATTAAATGCTTTTAATGATAATGTAGGCAAAGAGGTTTTTGCTACATCATTGGGCATGTTAGAGGGGTGGGATTTTGCCAGGGAGCACAATCGAAAGAACTTAGAAACTTTGGAAATAGCCCGGCGTAAATGGGCAGAAGAAGTTACAAGGTTTGAGGTTGCCGAGGTTGAGTTTGTTGGGGATGAAGAAACGACCGGGCTAAGGCTAAAAGGTAAATTGGATTGTGAAAGTTCAAAGCCTAAAATTGAAAGCCCGTTGTTTGTATTTGATGAGGCTTCAGAAGAAATTAAGCAAAGGGCTAATGACTGGGCAGAAAAGATAAAAGCCGAGGTTTGGAGTTATTTGTTTAAGGATAAAATGGGGCAGACAAAACTTGACTTTGAAGAACCAACAATGAGGGTTGCCAATGGCTAACTTCAAACAAAAAGTTTGCAAAATCACAGGGCATGAATGGAGGCAATATACCAGCTTACAGAAATGCCCCTGTGATTTTTGTGTTTCTGAACGTAACGCAAAAGCAAAACCAAAGGTAAATAAGCCTTTTAAAGCCAAAATAGCCTCTGTAAGCAAAAAACAAGGCGCAAGGCTAAAACATTATAGCGTTGACCGTAAAGAGTTCTTAAAACAGCCTGAAAATGAATTTTGCTTTGTAGATGGTTGTGGAAAAAAAGCCACAACTATAGAGCATCAAAAAGGTAGGGATGGTTACGCTGATAAATTTGCAAGGGATAACGATATTTGGTTACTAAACGATATTCGTTTTTGGAAACCGTGTTGCCTACAGCATAATTTAGAGTTTGAGAATAACCCACTTCTTAGCAAACAATACCAGTTAAGTAAACTTCACGACGGTAAGAAAATATAATTATAAAACTTTTTTAATTATGTGTATTGTAATTAAAAAAGTTTTATACCTTTACAAAAACAAAATTAATTACGTAATGGAAAATATTTGGATGCACTTACACAATAACGTGTGTATGTTTTCAGGAAGTGAGCAAGAAGCAACTCAGGGTTTTGAAAGTCCTGAAATGGAAGAGTACAAAGGTGAGCATCGATTGGGCTACGTGCCTTACGAGGATTACGATTCAAAATCTGAAAGCCGGAATTTGATGAACTTTGTGGAAACAGCAAAATTTACAGTTTAATCAACAAATAACAATTTAATTATGAAACACGTACACATAGAAGGAACAGGTAAGCCGCTAAAGGTGGTGGCACCAGTCGATTACCGAGACATATTTAAAAAGGATATAGAATATGTAGTTGATAGTTACTGGGATGAAACCAACCATAATACGTTTGGCTATGGTTTACGTATAAATGGTGAAAACGGCGTTGAGGATTTTTGCCTTGAAAAGCAGGACTCACAAATGCAGGATTTGGACTGGATAGTAACCGAACGCGCACCGGAGTAATGGAACTACTACAACAAAGGGGATTGGCTCTTATAGCATACTACGAAAACCCGAGTGAGGAAAATAGAAACAAAGTATTAATGGCTAATGCCGAAATGAATAAAGACTATGACTTTAATTAAAGAACTACCTCACGACAAAATAAAAATCAATTGGAACAAAAAGCCAATACTAATGGCTGATTTTTTATCGTTCCTTACTATTCCTGTAGAAAAAAGTACTGAACATCCAGGAGCTTCAACTGGTTGGACACGCTTTTTTAACAAAGAGTATAAACTTGAGGTAGGGGGAGGTATAGTTAATAAGCATTATTTAGACAGCTTGCAATATGGACATAGGCTTCAAAACCAGTACAACAACTATGTGAATCCTTTTTATCTTTTTGATGTTCTTACACCGGAGGGCAAAACATTTTTCTTAAAGTACTATGAGGAGGATATTCAAAAAATAATAAATAAACAGTTAGAGGCTATAATTTATGCGAAACAAGGTCTTAAGCAAAAAGAAGATTTACTGTCTGCTATGGAAGTTGAGCATAATTCACTTATTAATTCTATAACGCCATGAACAAAGAAACGATTGACCGCCTAAACGAAGCCAGGCGAGAACCGAACTACACACCTGCTAAATGGGCATTAAGGGCATTAGCCGCTGTTGGGTTTGCATTGGGAATAATAGGTGTATTGGGGTGTTTAATTTTAAAAGGGTAGGATATGGCAGAAATAGACCACCTTATGCCTTGGTTTCAAAATAAACCTATTTATATTCAGCAAAAAATAATGGGTGAGCCGCAAATAGTGTTTACAGATGCTATAAGTTACCAAAGTGAATTAGTTAGGCTTGCAGTTCTTTGGAGAGATTCAACAATAACATTTAAAAATATCCAGTATGCAAAATATTAACAAAGAACACATAACACGGGGCGAAGCTAAAGTAATCACGCTCGGCTTATCTGACTACAAACAGGTATGCATAGGCTCAGAGGGCAGCAATTATGTTTTGCTACACATGTACCTGCCTGATCATAAAATAACGCCTGAGATAGAAGCTAACGCCGAATTCATCAAAGACTGCTTCAACGTATTAAACGAAAGCGGCAAAACAGCGAGGGAGTTGCTGGAACGTGAGGCGAAATTAGAAGATGCTCTTACACATTGTAGAAATGTGTTTTACTCTCTTTTTGAACGTGGAAAATACCCTGAAGAATTAATGCATGTTCAGGAATTATTTATGGGAAAAGAGGGTGTGCATTGGATTACTGAACTACTAAACAAATAACGATTATGGGAGTAATACATTATGACCCTTTTGAGGACAGCGATTCGGATAAAGCATGGTGCGGTACTGTTCTGGGCGAAGACTACAATAGCAGCAATGATGAACGATATATCACATGTAAGCGCTGCGAAAAAGCCCTGCCTAAAATAAAAGCTGAATTACAAAACATTAATGAGCATCGAAACAATGAAGATGCTGGATTTCTTGAATTTATGAAGTCCGAATATCCTGAATTATGAAACAACTACCAATAACAACAGCAGAGGTGTGGGCTGTGCCGGTGCCGATGGATGCGCATGATTTCGTAATGATACATAACTGCATTGAGTGGAGTCAATACCATGTAAGCCTATCAGGGTTAAATCACAAAATTAAAGGCGGGTATTGCAATATAAACATTATCAGCACCGAGTGTTTAGGCACCGCCACGAAAGACGTGATTGATTTTGACGCTTCAGATTTAAAAAGCTTCAGGGACTTAGCCAGCAATGAATATTTCATACGCTCAGCAATTGAAGCGGCGGGCTACTACTTTGAGAATCCATTACCTGAGCCGCATTGGACTGATGACTACGAAACAGAATCAGGGACTGAAGATTTTGGCGCAGAGGTAGAGGAATACCAAGCCGCCCGGCACAACGTAATTGAGAAACTTGTAATTATTAGGAAATGCAACAGATAACTAAACTTACCCCGGCAGCTGATTTCGTGCTGCACTTCAGGTCAATGACCACGTCAGAACTTTGCGAGACATATCCAAAGATATTTAAAACACCCGTGTGGACTGGGAGCCAAAGCGAAATGGTAAAAGACATGCTCGCTATAGATGCTATAAAATGGCGCTTAGTTGGTGAGTACGCCAAATTCCTAAAGCGCCCACTGGAACTATTTATGTTCGTGCCTATAGATGAGGAAGGCGAAATCGTAACCGAACCTAAAGAAGCTGATTTTACAGATAATACAGGATTTGTAAACAACGCCTTTTTCATTGAAATGAATGATTACCAAGCCGCCAAAGCCCGTTGCTTGTTTGAGGGGTTTGAATTTAGAGAAGGCGCAATTTTTACACCTAATTCTGACCAACCATTTGGAGTAAACAGATTTTATCACCTGTGGGTAAAAGGGGTTACTGCTGAACAATTAATCGATGACATTTTTCCCTTAACCCTCACGCCAACCGCCAAAAAAGAAATATATGGGAGCTAAGACACTGCATTTAACGCTAAAAAAAGTTTGGTTTGATATGATACTATCAGGCGAAAAAAAAGAAGAGTATCGGGAGATTAAGCCGTATTGGATTAAAAGGCTTTGCCCTAATGATTATGACCTTACATTATTTGAAAGCATAATACCTGACAATGATAAAAACCCAACGTTTAGTTGTAAAAAATTTAAAGAATACGACACTATAACTTTCAAAAACGGTTATGCTGCCGATTCTCCCGAAATGATTGTAGAACTGCAAGGCATCCAAATAGAAATGGGTTTAGCATCGTGGGGTGCAGAATTAGGAAAAAAATACTTCGTGCTATCCCTCGGCAAAAAACTATCAACTAAAAACCTTAAACCATGAACACCCTACAATTTTACTTAGATGAAACGGCTAAGAAATATGGTCATCCTGATGGCTTTTATAAATCAGTAATAATTGATGTATCGAGGATTATCAATGAAGCCGCCGAGCTATACGCAGAAGAAGCGTGTAAGGAGCAGCTACAAGGCATCATAAAACACGTTGAAAATGCTAATACAGCCTATTGGAAACAGCACAAGAATAACCCTGACAAAAAGTTAAGGGTTGTTTATAAAAACTACGTAGGCGCTTTAACAGGATTGCTTATGTACTTGAAAGATAAACTTAACGCCCCACTGGCAGTAAACACTGTTGACAGCGGCCTTGCAGTGAGAAAAGAACCTTTAAAATAGAGAGAAGATGGAGAACAAAGTATATGTATTACTTTTTTCAAGCGGGAGAACATCAGCTTTTTTAGTTAGATACTTTTTAGAGAGAAACGGATTTAACAAGACTGTGGGAGTTTATTTATCTAAAGGAAATCCGGAATACCACTACCACACAAATAACAAAGGAGATCGGTGCTATGTGTTATTTATGAACACGGGTAAGGAGAAAGAAGAAAGTTTATTTTTCGCTAATGAATGTGATGTGCGTTGGAATTTCAAAACAATATGGCTTGAAGCTGTAATAAATCGCATCAAGGGTTCCGGCACTGGTTATAAAATTGTAAACTTCAAAACCGCTTCAAGGAAAGGACAACCCTTTGCAGCAATGCTAAGAAAATATACGATGCCTAACAATAGGGCTTCTAATTGCACAAGGGAGTTGAAACAAAGACCTAAAGAGGCTTTTCTAAGAGGTTTTAATTATACCAGTGTTGTAGGTATACGTGCGGATGAGGCTCATAGAAAGTCGGTAACTGACCTAAAAACCATATATCCGCTATGTGATGAATTTAAAGTAGATAGTAAATTTATCAGAAGTTGGTGGAGTAGGCAGGATTTTGATTTACAATTAAAAGACTACGAGGGTAATTGTGACTTATGTTTTAAAAAGTCTCTAAAAAAGAGGCTCACAATTATAAAAGAAAACCCCGATGTAGCTACATGGTGGCTTGAACAAGAAGAAATAAATGCTACAGAAGAAGTGCCAAGATTTGACTTAAGAACCAACAAAAGCATTCGGCAAATTATAGATATGGCCAAACGTCCTTTCACGAAAGCAGAAGACATGCACGAACTTTCACAACAACAAAAAGACCTGTTCGAGTTTGAAACAGACTGTTTTTGCAAAGCAACTTAAGATTAACTAACCTATGCCGAAAGGCTAAAACAAAAGAGAATGGAATTTAAAAAACTTGAAACAATAGCAGATTTTGAAGCACTTAAAAAAGGCGATACGGTTGCGTGTGAGTTCCACAGTAATATACACGATTATCCGAAAACATATCGCTTTAACGTGTTCAAAATAGTATCGATAAAGCCTGCCCAAAAAGAGGTAATACTTCAAACAAAAAACAACATTTACTTTAACTACGAAATGTTTTTAAACGCATCCAGTAATCTTAAAGAAATTGTTTTAATAACTCCTGAAAATGACAACTAACCTCACAAAACAAGAAGCCCACCTTATTGCGGGGAACGGGTATAGACTGGTGGATGCTGGCGGCAGGCAATGCTTAGTGGTAGGCGCAATAGAAGATATATTTACCGTGAGGGATGTTTTACCAATTGGACAAGTAAGCCCTTATAAAGAGGCTATTAAAATATCTGACATCGGCGTTACCCATTGGATAGCGTGCCACCCCCTTTCACGCCTTACTACAGAAATAGAAGGGATAGGGGTGCCAATTGTGGAACTGGCTAACATGGTTAAAAAAACAGAGTGGGAGATAACTACGGAGGTGTCGGTTACCAGCTACGACCATTATTTTCAGTTTAGCTATGAGGGAGGTTTTTTTACATTGCTTAACGCCGCATTGGATGGAATACTATTCGATACTAAGCCTATTGATAAGCAATTAGAAGCCTGGAACTTCGACACGATGCAGCTCATTGAACGTGGAATAGGTAAAGAGATAAACTTAAAATAAAAATAGTATGAGTGTAGAAATAAAAGAAGGACATTATTTAGGCGGCATGCCTGCTTTTGACCATAGAATAGAAATTAATGGAGTAACCATAGGTTTAAGCCGTGAAGATTTTGCAGAACTCGCCGATAAAATCGATAAAAAAGTAGGAGAGGATTATGCAAAGGCCTTACAAATTTACAACAAATGGAGCAGAGGTTTAGATACCGCCCGTGAACTTAAAAAAGACATTACAGAACTTTTTTGGCACGTTGAAGAAGATAGCGACTATCTCTTTAAAAAAGCGGCTAAAGAGATAAACATAGATGATATTTCTAATGTTTTAGAAAAATACAAGAACTTTTTAGGATTAGAATAATGCCGACTAAATTAACCCTTCCCCTCCAGTCTTCAGGTAAGATGGAGGTAACGCCACAGCAGAGCGAAATACTGCAAAAGGAACTGTTTAAAATGGGGTATGCGTGGGCTTTCATTGAGGAGCCTGAATTAGACCATGTTGATAAGCCGTTTATCTACTGGGAGAACAAAGAAATTATGCATTCACCAGAACAAGATAGGGATTTTTTTAGTAGAGACGAACTCCCCCTACACCTATTCGATAACCACTTTAAAATTGAGGAATGATGAAAGTACATGAAGCTATTTTGAAAGAAATAAATCAAAGAGAGCAAGAAATCGATTTTTTAAAACAAAACCGAAAAATAGATAATGAACAATCTCAAAAAGTATGCACACGATGCAACACAAAAAACCTACATTATTATCCAATGAGTAACTCTTGGTGTTGTTACATAACACATAAAATTAAATTGTTAAAATGACAAACCAACAACGAAAACAGAAAGCCATACAGGAGGCCTACCGCCCCGTAACAGAACTGCCTAAACCAATATACTAAGATGGAAGAAATAATTGAAATAGCAACCGAGGTGTACGGTAGTAGCCCACTTGCAACGTATAGGAAACGCAATTCAGTATATGCAAGATATGCCATTTATCAAATAATGCGCAAAGAGGGTTTCTCCCTTCAGAAGATAGGTGATGAAATGAACAAAGACCACGCCTCTGTTATGCATGGGTTAAAACAGCATAGCGACCTAATGGATGTAGATAAGCATTATAAAGCCATGTACAATAATTTTGTTTCAATGGTTCCTGGCACGGCTTTATTCATACCTAAAAACATTTACATTGCAGGCAAGATTACTGGTTTAGAAAACTACAAAAAATTGTTTGAAGCTGCCGAGTTGCATTTAAAACAGCTTAAACTTAACCCGATTAACCCTACTAAGCTATCACACAAGCATGACAAAACATGGCAGTCTTATATGAGGGAATGTATTAAAGCCCTTATGAACTGCAAATATGTTTATGCGCTTAGCAATTGGCAGGATAGTAAGGGAGCGATAATTGAAGTTAACACCGCTATTAGTTTAGGTATTAAGGTTATTTACCAGCAGTTATGAACTCAATCTACCGCCACTTCAACATTAAGCTAAACGTGCCGCCTGTATATATTGGATGCCAAAAACTTTGCAACCGTATTAGTACAAGTGTGGGTATTCCGTACCTGAATAGAATAATAGGCAAGAAACGCACCTCTGAGTTGCTGACCGATGTACTGGCGACAAAGCAGGATAAGATAGTACGAAAGCTGAGAAGCGGCGGTAAACTAACTTTTTATAGTAAATAACGTGTAAGAATAAAATTGTAGGAAAAATAAAATTTGCTCATTCAAAATATTTTACTACATTTGCAATAGAGAATGTCTACCTCTATCACGATACTGGTTAACCTTAACCAAAAACACCCATTAATAAGCCGAGTAGACACGGCGAGTTAATGGGTTTGTTTTTTTATTACATTATGCAATATTCAAAATCACAAGAACTTTTTTTAAATGCCGTGCATGAGGGTAAAAATATATTCTTAACAGGCAAGGCGGGAACAGGTAAATCTACAGTTACCAAAAAAGCCATTAAACAGCTACAGGATAAAGGCAAAAACGTTTTAGTTGTTGCACCTACCGGCATAGCTGCTAATAATGTAGGCGGTGCTACGATGCACAGCACATTTATCTTGCCGCCATTCGGCGTATTAACGTATAAGGAATGCAATTATATGAAGCCTACTAAAAGGTCTGTATTGCAAAATATTGATGTGCTTTTTATTGATGAAGTTAGTATGGTTCGCCCCGATATACTGGACGCTATAAACTGGACGCTGATAAAAAACAAATGCAAAGGACTGAACGATATACAAATTGTATTAGTTGGGGATATGGCACAATTAGGTATAGTCGCCGACGACAATATGATGAGCGTTATTCTTGAAAAATACCAAGGCACTACGTTTAGGCATTCACAAGTTTATAAGCAATTAAACTGTATTGAAATTGACCTTACTGAAGTCTTAAGGCAGTCTGATGCTGATTTTATTGATGCTCTCAATATCGTTCGTGAGGGTGGTAAAGCATCATACTTTAGGCAATTCGTTTCAGATACTCCTAAAGGTATTGTATTAGCCCCGCATAACTCAACTGTAGAAAAATATAACATTGAGGGGCTGGCATCAGTTGAAAACGAACTGCACACCTTCACAGGAATAATTGAGGGAAATGTTAAGTTTACTGACTTCAACTTAGACCCGGTTGTAAAGGTAAAAGACGGGTGTAAAATTATGTATTTGGCTAATTCAAAAAACAATAATCTATTCAATGGCACATTAGGTATATTCCGTACCGATGGTGAAAAATACTTTATTGAAGTGGATGGTGTTAAGTTTGCTATTGAGCCTATTAAGTTCACTAAAAAAGAATATGTTCTAAACACAAAATTACGTCAGCTTGAACTAACGGAAATTGGCAGCATTACGCAGGTGCCAATTAAATTAGCTTACGCACTCAGCATTCACAAATCACAAGGTCTTACATTTGATGAAGTTAGTATTGATTTAAAAATGCCGTGCTTTGCACCAGGGCAGATGTATGTGGCGTTGAGCAGGGTTAGAACTCCGAAAGGGTTAAGGATATTGATATGAAAATAACCCCGTACTACTACCAAGAGGATATGATAACCTCTATTTTTGAGCAGCTACAATTATATGATTCGGTATTATGTCAATCTGCTACCGGCAGCGGCAAGACCGTTATAATGTCTGAGTTCATACGTAGATGGTTAGAATTAAACCCCGATAAGATGGTTTTAATTTCAGTACACCGTGATGAGCTTGTGTCTCAAACTTCAGATACATTAGCTAATTTCGGAATACTAAACGAAAAGATTACAGCTAAATCAAAAAATAACTTTGTAACCCGTGTCTACGTTGGTATGACGCAAACTATATGGAGCCGTAAATTATCATTACCTATTGGGCTACATGTTATTGACGAGGCACATGAGGGCGTATTCTTGAAAACCTTTAGCCTGTTTAGTAATGCAAAACGGGTAGCATTCACGGCCACGCCTATAATAAATAAGCGTAACACAATTTACAAGTGCCAGTATTGCGAAAAAAAACATGATGCACGTATTGAATGCTGTTATAATGAAAAGGCTGAAAAATGGTCAGTACCGGTTACCATGTCGCAAATGTATGATGGATTTATTCCAGGAGTTCCGATTAAAACCCTTATAGATGAGGGCGCATTAGTTGGTGAGGTTATTTTTTCATATAACTATTATGAGAACTTAGAAGCTAAAGAAAATGATGATTTTGATGAGAATGAAATAGCAGAGGAAAGTACAAAGCATGATTTAGATGTGTTAGCCGAATACGAAGAAAAGCTATTAGGGAAAAAAACCATGATTTTTACAGCCTCAACAAAACAAAACCTTTCTTTGGTAGATGTGTTTTCAGAAAAAGGATATGATATTAAAAGCTATGATAGCGTGAATAATGACACGTCAGAGCGTTCAAAAATACTTGAATGGTATAGGAATACCCAAGAGGGTATATTAGTAAGCACAGGCACGTTTACAACTGGATTTGATGACAAAGAAGTAGAGGCTATTATTCTTAATCGGCCAACTAAATCGCTTTCATTATTTCACCAAATAGTAGGTCGTGGGGGACGTGTAAGTAATAAGATATATAAACCCTTCTTCACACTTATTGACTTAGGCGGCAATATAAAACGCTTTAAAGATTACGGGTGGTCGGATAATATTGACTGGGGTAAAATTTTTTATAACGGCTTAGTTCCTGCAAAAAAGAAAAAGGAAATACTGATACAGTGTGAAAAATGCGCTTACAACTGGATAGGGAGTGCTTCAGATGAATGCCCTGATTGTAGCTATAAAAACCAGTCACAGCAACGCGTAGTACAGCCTAAGCTATTTGAAGACGAACCTGAAAGGGCAACAACTAAAACTACGGCTGTATCAGTTGTGCCAATACCTAATGGTAAAAAGATTGCCGAGTTTGTAAAGCGTACAACTGATAACAAAAACGATTACTACAATATTCTTATTGAGAGATATGTAGACCTTTGGAAACTTAACCGTGTCACATCCGAAATATACGAAAAACGATGCAAAACAGGCTATTTAGAGCAACGAATACAGGAGTATTTAGAGAAAAATTACGGATATGTAAACATGTTAACTAACGGTGTGCCACGTACTTATCACTACTTACACGATAAAATAAAATCAAAATTAGAAGCCTGCTATAGATAGCGGGTTTTTTTATGAGCGTGTTTTATAGGCGCGTCGTATGTGTCAAAACAGGGGGTCGGTTTACCCTTAAAGAAAAACGCGTTTTTTGAGAAAAGGCTATTTTTCATCTTTTTTTCAAAAGTCGGCAAAAATTAGCCGCAACGACGCACTTTTTTTAAAACTCTGAAAATAAGATAGTTATAAAACATGTGTTTTTTTAATACACTAACAATCAACATATTAAAAAGGTGCTTTTTATAAAATTCAATAAAACATATAACACACATGTTTAAATTAAATATATTTACTATATTTGCATAACATGTTATCCGTGGTGGGTTTGGCATGAATGAAAAAATTATAACTTAATCGTTTAGGGAGTATGAGCCACCACCTCAGAAACCTAAACGATTTTTTATTTTATGGATAAAATAGAATTTGAAAACCATTACATTAACCCCGATGGCAAGGTTTACGAAAAAGAAACCAATAAAGAAATTAATGATTTAAGTTTTAAGCGCCCTGGGCTGTTTTATAGAATATCAGGAGTATCTGAAGACTTGTGCATAACAATCGGTAAACACTTATTTGGTTTTGAAGGCTGTAACTGCTATACTATATCTTTTGGGCATATTGATGAGTGCTGGGTTAACAACTCATTTGACAATATAAAGATTTTCAGTAAATCTGATAAAAACAACCGTTCTAAAAACTTTATTGCACTTTACAATGGGGTTGTTTTTTATTATGAAAACGGAGTACCCAAACATGAATCAAAGAACCCGTTCTTAGAACTAAATATATCATGAGCATTATATCATTTTTCAAATCGGTAAAGGATGCCAACAGCCCCTATAATAAAGATATTAACTACGCTTTAAAAAGAATAAAAGAGGGTGCCTCAAAAGACTTTATTACGCAATTGCGAATAATGTCCGATGAAGACTATGCAAAAAACAAATCTACCTTGCCTGGGTGCTGCTTCAATGGCAAATTTCGTCAGCGTTCGTTAGCTGGGCTTATCGAGCATTCGGGTTACATTGTGTTGGATTTTGATAAGTTCCCCACCGCAGAGGATGCAGTTTCACTAAGAGATTCAATCAGCAGCGATGAGTATGTGTTCTCAGCATGGTTAAGCCCAAGTGGTAAGGGAATTAAGGTGTTAGTTAAAGTTCCAGCCATAGCAGACAATCACAAAGGTTATTTCAAGTCATTAGAAGCGCACTTTAATCACCCTAATTGGGATGAAAGCGGTAGCGATGTAAGCCGATTCTGTTTTGAAAGCTATGACCCCGATATTTATATAAACTATGAAAGTTCAATATGGACTGAATTAGAAGCGCCGGAACTTGAAGACATAGGCGTTTTTGAGCCTGTAATACCGTTAACCTCATCAAACCAAATTATACAAAGGCTTTTAGACTGGTGGGGCAAAAAATACGGTGCAAACAAAGGAAGCCGTAATAATAACCTTTACAAATTAGCGGCGGCATTTAATGACTTCGGAATATCAAAAACTGATGCTGAACATGAGTGCTATAAATTTACCTCTGATGGTTTTAGCCGTAAGGAAATTGAAAGCGTTGTTAAATCAGCTTATAAAAAACTATCCGCTAATAAGTTCTTTGAAGATTACGAAACTAAAGAACGTGTAGAAAAACAAATCAGGGCAGGTAAAAGTAAAAAAGAAGTTGAAGCAGCATTTAAAGGTGTTGACATAAGCCGGGTAAAAGAAAGTTTAGATATTGATGAGTTTTGGTATTACAATGATAAAAACAAAATAATACTATCAACACATAAATTCAAGTTTTGGCTGGAGCAAAATAACTTTTTTAAGTACTATCCTTCAGCAACGAGTAATACTTTTACTTTTATAAAAAAAGAACAGAACCTATTAGAGGAAACTAACGATAAACGTATAAAAGACTACGTTTTAAGCGATATTTTGCAGCGTAGCAATATTGGATATGCCCCGTATGATTTCATGGCCTCTAATACCTCTCATTTTAAGATTGATTTCCTTTCAATGCTTAGCACTACGGATATTCAAATAAAAGAGGACACTAAAGACGTTTGCTTTTTGTATTACAAAAATTGTGTTGTTGAGATTACGGCAACAGGCATTAAAGAAATCGACTATATTGATATTGATGGATATGTTTGGAAACGGCAAATTATTGACCGTAATTTTACTAAGGCAGACCACCATACAGCAGTATTCCGTAAATTCTTATGGCTTATTTCAGGACAGGATGTAAGTAAATATAACAGCTTTAAATCGGTTATAGGCTATCTTTTGCACTCATTCAAAACATCGGCTAACAACAAGGCTATTATATTCAACGATGAAACTATATCTGAAAACCCTAATGGCGGCAGTGGTAAAGGTTTGTTTTGGAATGCCTTAAAAAACATGAAAAAAGTGTCTTCAATAGATGGTAAAACCTTTGAGTTCACTAAATCATTCCCGTACCAAACAGTAAGCACCGATACTCAAATATTAGTTTTTGACGACGTTAAGAAAAACTTCAATTTTGAAAACCTATTCAGTTTAATTACCGAAGGTATTACCCTGGAATATAAAGGGCAGGATGCCTTATCTATTCCGGTTGAGAAAAGCCCTAAGATACTAATAACTACTAACTACACTATTGGAGGTATTGGAGGATCATTTGAGAGGCGTAAATTTGAAGTAGAAATGTCCTCATACTTTAATTTTAAACATACTCCATTAGATGAATTTGGGCATATGCTTTTTTCTGACTGGGATGATTCGGAATGGTCAAAGTTCGACAATTTTATGATTAACTGTGAGCAGTACTATCTTGCTAACGGTT